ATGAAATTTAATACAATCGATGAAGCCAAAGAATATGTTGTTTCGTTAACAAATAAGGCGAAAAGTGTAGAACAAATTGATTCTGCCATCATCTACTATCAACAGATGGCAGATGGAGCGCACAGTGAAGAATCGAGAAATCTGTGGTTTTCAGAGCTTGATAACTTGAAAAAATGGAAAAAAAGCGATGATTTTATAAGCGGAAATTATCCTCAAGGCATTGATGAGCTTATTCTTGAGTTAGTAGAATGGCGTTCAGTAATTTATGCATTTCAAAATATCGAAACTAAGCGAGAACCATTCAAAGAAAGTGGTTTTTATGCTCAATGGTATGTTGGCGCAATATATGGTGTGTTTTCAATATTCGGAAAATTAGTAAGTAAAGATGCGCGTGATAATTCGCTGAGAAAACTTTGGAACGAAGTTTCTCCATTTATGCTAAGTGATGGGGCATATAATAAATCTGAAGCGGATTTTATTGACGATGCTCTTGATGCTGTATCGGGTCGTTTCACGAACAAAAATTCTCAAGCATTGCTGTTTAGAAATAAATTAATCTCTCACAATGAAGCCATGCCGGTTGTAAAGTGGGACGAGGTTGATAAGGATTTTGCATTATTAATTCGAATGTGGTCATTGTTAGTATCTTGGAGTTCATTTGGAATTGTTCAACCATTTAGGTCTGGTGAACAGGCATTTCAGGGAGTTGAATCAATGTTTGACAGCTTAGAAATATCGAGTCTGAAGGCAAAGCGAGAAGAATATTTAAGTATGGTAGTAAAGTGGTCCACAAGCTATGCTCATACCAACACTATAGATCCAGGCAGGGGTGCCTTTTCGTCTTTATCTATTAAAGTATCAATTACTTCAGGCAATGGAAAAGTTTAGCCGACTCGCTCCCCTTGATTAATCAATACCATTATTAGAAACGACTCAAATACCTATATAAAAACTTACGCTTTCCGCTCATAGCGGCTCTTAGGCATCTTAGGGAAGACCATTAGGTCTTCCTTTGAAATGCATTCATGTGTAGATCGCTTTTACACTGGACGCTCATCATCAGCGTCAGTGCTGTTGATGAAGTAAGTGACCCGCCCCATAACCTCGACTTCTTCCGCTGCGTCGCCCTCTATCGCCTCGCCGTCCTCTGTGATTAATGCTTTTCCCAGAAATCGTGCAAATTGAGTCTGACCGCCACTAAGGATCAGCAGAACCTGCCCCTGCACCAGTCGGGTGACCGGCTCGATCACCGCAAACCCGGATGACGTTTCCAGGATGCGGGTATCAATGCCTACGCCGCAAATCCTTTCTGGAGTGAGCCTGGTCTCTATATAGTCGCTGGCAGGTGAAGGGAATCCCATTACAGAACCCTCCCCATATTGCGCAGCATCCATAGGCGGTTCTGGCTACCGTCCGGCGTCTTGTCTACGAAGCAAGTCTGGTACTGCTCGATCCATTCATTCGCATCAGCCTGGGTGAAATGCCAGTTCCTGGCGCGCAGCTCACGTATGAAGTCTTCTGTATGAAGGCACTGATACCCTTTCGGGTTTAGCTGTATGGCCGCGGTAAAAGCCGCGTTAATTTCTGATTTGCGGGGCATGGTGACCTCTCATTTATTATCACTGTGTATTTATACAGTAGTTTTAAAGAGAGTCCAGGGCAAGGAGGCTGTGCCTATTGATAATTACTGCTGAACATCCTGCTGGTTTTTCGACTGGGCTTCAACCATAACTGTTAGCCAAGCTTTGAGGGCTTGACGAGTACAAGTGGTTTCATCCAGGTCGATTTCACCAGCCCAGTACACAGATTGTTTCTGGATGCAGAGATAAAAGTCGGGCCGACACAGCTAAAAGGCTTGAATAGCGCTGCCAGCAAAAGCGATTGGAAATTATTTTAATGTAGTGTATTTTAGATATCTACCCACATAAATAATGAAGCCCACCTATCATGGACATAATTACCAAACCCACCTACTGGCAACCGGATTATTATGTAGAGCTTTTAAGTGCTTCTGACATTGAAGATAAAGAAATATATTTCCAAAAAATAGTTATTACAGAAAATCTTTATAACCTTATTCTTAATTATTATGAAAATAATAATTTTTTTTGGAAGCAAACCACTTCTATAAATGCTAATGATAGCATTTCTAAAACAATAAGTTACGGGTTGTTATTTAGTTTATGCAAAGAAACAGATATCAACGACTCAACCTCTTATTATATAAATCAATACAATACAGAGAACGCACCTGAGGAGAAAGCATTTTCAAAAACACCTGAAGACCAGGCATACTTTGAAAAAATAAACTTTTTAAAAAGCCAGCAAGGAAGTTATTATTCCATTTACAGACTTATTGCAGGGATTTTGAAAAAATACCATTTTGAAATATTATCCATCACCGTTTGGGAACACTACCTTCGATATAAATTCAGCCCGGAAGTAACTGGAAGAACTTCACTGCTCAGTTGTGTGGCTATAGATGCTTTAAAAGGATACAAGCAACCTAGACATACAACACACTCCTCAAGTGCTTTGTATGACACTTTTTCAGGTGATGGGAGCAATAATACATACCTTGGTGATGGATTATGGATTTCCCCTTCCGGTGATATTTCTGACGAAGGGCGTTGAGCGTCAAATAAAGCGTGTGCTGTTACGCTTTAAGCGTCTGCATTTCATATTGTAGTTGGGCGACCTGCGTACTCAGCATTTCGATTTTTGCAATCGCATGGTGCAGCGCCAGCGCCGTATCCATCATGATGACATTGTTATCCAGCGCCAGGGTGTCGTCTTTATCACAACGATTCCCGTCCTCATCGAACTCAGGTGCAGCAGGAACCAGCTTCACATACTCACGATCGATATCACGCAAAGCATCCTGAGCAATGATCCCCCGGCGTGCCCGTTCGAAGTAATCCCCGTTATACACGAACGTGCAGGGTTTCAGCTTCCTGATGTTCTCGTAAGATGCCTGGCCGTCGTCATAGGTGATATCGTGCTTCAGAGTGGCATCAGAGGTAGCTGACTTCTGATAGGTGTAGTTGCCAGCAAAGCCACCATCGCCGCTTGTCGAAGTGACAAAATCTCCGTTGGCTGGAGCGAAATACCAGTATCGAATCTTGGAACCATTGTCGCCAAACTGCGTCATTGCAGTATGAGCCCAGTTTGCTGTTCCATTACCAACGTTACCCCACATAGTGCGAAGGTTATACCCGCCACCGTGTTGATACCCCCAGGAAAGGCCTGCTAGAGCACCGTTGCCAGGTGCATCCGTGGAGGTTTCCGCATAATAAGAGGCATAGTGGGCCTGTGCTGAGTTCCACCACGAACTCACGGCTGGACCGCCCATATACAAACGTCCGGGAATTTGCACATTGCCGTTGGACATGAAGTCGAAGTAGTTGTTCTGCGCGGAGTCAGTACCCCCCGCATTTTGCAACACAACCAGTCTGGCAATGGAGTAGTTCCATTCGATGCGTTTCACGACCTGAAGCTGGGCGGATATCTTCTCAACGCCATTTACGGTGTACTGTGACTTTATGTATCCGCCATAAACCGTACTCCCGACCCCCGGCAGAGACGCGTCATTGATGGTGGATGTCCAGGCAGCAATGGCCCTGCTTAATTCAGCCGTGTCTATTCTGTTTGCCATAACTTAATTCCTTACGCCCAGACGCGAGCCGGTGTTTTCGGGTTAACCACAAAGTCGTTCAGCCCGGATAAATCGAGCGAGTCATTCATGACCCGCAAATTGACGTGATAGCCGGGTTCGGTGGTGTACTTAATGATTTCGTTTTCTTCACCGGGATCGATAACTTCAGCAGGGACAGTGATAACGCCAATGATATCCAGGCTGATATCCGGGTGATATAAACCGCCCTGCCCGTTATCATCCATAAAACCCGCCGCGATTAACTGCATGCGCATTTCGTCGGCGTCATTAAATCGCAGATATAAGTCTCTCATTAGCGGAGTCCATTAATTTGGTTAAGAGTCAGCAGGCGGTGCCAGATACGGAAGTTGCGAATGTGGTATACAGCGAAAGAATTTCCATTAAATCTGATGGACGTGCCGGAGTATGCTGGACCGGTAGGCGCTTGCCCAGAGCGCGTGGTGCTTTTACCATCAAAATAACCGGTAACTGTATTATCGTTGGCTACATCAATAGTCTGTACATATGTTTTCTTATTAAATGGGTAAGTTAAATTTGCAATGGCGATTCCACCCGATCCCCGATAAGAAATTAACTGGCCCGCAATACCTCGAATAATAATATCGTTACGCGCTCCCACATTTGCTAAAAAATCTACATAACCTACACCAGTTGTGGGTACTGCGAATTTATCCACTGTAAATTCCAACGCTAAAGTACGGGCGAAAGTGTCCCCAACGGTTCCGTATCCGATATTACCTTGTGGTTGTAAATCAAGCTGGTCATTTCCGCGCGTTACAGTAGCAGCGGCAGTTGGAATGTATGAAGTGGCGTTTGGTAAAGCCTCCAATTGCGCCCCCCAAATATATAAACCAGATACGCCATCCCCGGTGTAACTTGCTGTCACACCGTCCTTCGCTAATTGCAGACGGAAAACGGTACTCTGACTCGCCGCAGCGGTAAATGTCATCCATACGCGATAGACACCATTACTGAGGACGTGAAACCCACGATCAACATATTGAGACCCCACTCCACCACTCCCAACAAACGCCCCTGCCACCGGGTCAAAGAAGACACCGGACGTACTTCCAGAGGCAATACGCAGATATAACAGACGTGGGTTTGTATGAGCTTTAACAAATACCGAATAACAATATGTTGTACCAGCTGTTAAAACGATATTGCGGTCCTGGGTGTAATGTTCACTACCCGCCGTATCTTCCACCATCAGCGCCATTGTCTTGTCGCCCCGAGGGGAATCACCGCTATTGTTTGTCGTAATAACTCGCGAACCCGCCCCCCACTGCTCGGAGTAGGTATATAAGTTTGTACTCTGCCCCTCCATCAACAAACCGTCACGTTCAAAACGAGGTTCGTTAATATCGGCTAACTTCATCGTTCCCGATTTATCGTAATAAGTCCCGACGGTTGATCGGGTAAGGGTCGCGGACTTTGTTGGAAGCTCCAGTATCTGCCCGGAAATGGTCAGCCGGTCGTAAGGCGCAAACCCGGCTAGCAGGCGGAGGTCATCATTCAGCGGTAACCAGACATCAGGGAACGGGGCCTCCTCATAGGGTACAGACGTCAGTTTCTGCGCGGCGGCAAGGGATGCGGCGGCGCTGCTGGCACTATTAGCAGCATTGGTCTCCGACGTTTTGGCATTCGTCTCAGACGTTTTCGCGTTCGTCTCGGAGGTTTTGGCATTCGTTTCGCTGGTCTTGGCTGCTGAAGCGCTGCTTGCTGCTGCGGTCTTTGATGAGTTCGCATTCGTCTCAGAGGTTTTTGCGTTCGTTTCTGAGGTTTTGGCAGCAGCGGCGCTGGTTCCTGCCGCACCCGCCTGGGCGATCAGCTTCGACCAGCTGGGACCTGTCTTTTTCGAGCCGTCTGCCAAGGTTACGGTGACATCGCCGGTACCGGATAAAATCAGGTCCTGGTTGATGATACTGCTTTGTGCCAGGCGAAACCCTTCCGTGACGGCTTTCGCTAAATCGTCATCAAGTGTGGCCATTCGTGATGTCCTTAAAATGAAAAACCCAGCCGGAGCTGGGTTGGAGGTTCTGAAGTTGTGGGGATCAGGAGAAGGAGCCGGTACCGCGCGTGATGGTCAGTGTCGGAGCGGCGATGCGCTTACTTGCCGTCCCGGTACCAGTAACCGTAATCGTCCCTGTAATCACGTTTGCCGTAATGTTTCGAACAGCATGACGCACGGTTATCCGAAGCCCACCGGTTCCCGCAGGAATGTAGACGGATCCTAAGTCACGGACATCGCCGTTAATGTTGAGGGTGATGTTTACCAGGCCTTCCCCTTGAATAGATGACGCTGTAATCATCGCCTCAAGCAGAGCTGACTTATTCAGTGATGATGAGGAGGAGTCAGTGAAAGTTATGGTATTGGTTGCCACACCTCCGCCTGAAACGTAAGTATCTGAAGACACACCAACGTTAGCCACATCACCAATGAAGTTTGTCGCTTCAACCGTGCCCTTAAAGCTCCCACTGGTCGCTTCAACCCTGCCTTTAAAGCTCCCGTCAGTGGCATAAATCGTCCCGCGAACGGTCACGCCATTAAACGTGGCATACCCGGATTTATTGATATGCCAGCCGACATTGCCAGTCCCGTCCCAGTTGCTGGACTGGATGTAATTGCCGATCTTGCCGTTGTCGATTGAACCGTCCTGGATGAACACCGAACGCATAAACATCTGGCCGCCGGTCGAAGCAAATACCAGCTCCTGTCCGTTCGTCGTCGGGTTATAAACCGCGAACGTATCGGCAGAAATCAGGAAGTTTGAAGCCCCTGTGCCGTCAATGCCCAGCTGGATACCCGCGATGCGTTTGACACCGTTCGCCTCCACCTGGACTTTAACGCCCCATTGCGCGTTCAGCTTGCCGTTGATGTCAGCAACCGCCTGGCTGGTCGTCTGTACACTGGCATTGGTATCGCCGATTGCTGCCGTCACCTGCTGAATGCTGGTCGCGGTAGCGCTCCCCAGATCCGTTACGGCTTTATCAATGCGGGTAATGGCGGCGGCGTTGGTCTGGCCGTTTTGCTCAACCGTGGCCTTAAGCGTCGTAACCTGTTCGGCTACAGCGCTTGTGGCATCCGCGGCGGTCTTCCTGGCTTCGGTGATCTCGGCCATCGTTTTTGTTTCGCCAACGGCGAACGTGACGCGCTGATCCGAAAATGCAAAGAAGTTGGCAATGGCGTTGCTGACGCTGCCGACAATGCCTGCGTCGCGGCTGGCCGTGTTACCGTCCACATCCACTTTCAGGCTGTCGATACGACGCCCCAGCGCGCTGTCTGCATCCGTGCGGGCCGTGGTTTCCGTGCTGATATCCGCCGTGTTCTGGTCGGTTGTGGCTTTAACAGCAGCCAGCGCGGTAGTCTGCGCTTTGTTGTTATCAGCGACGGCTTTATCGATGCGCGTGATATCGCCGGTATTTTTTCCGACGGTGGTCTGCAGGCCCGACAGCGTTGTGGCCTGTGCCTCATGCTCAGTCGTCAGCGTTGCCAGTTCCTGCGTCACGCTGGCTTTGTTGGCGTTAACGGTCGCTTCCAGCGCCGTCCGTGCTGTCACCTCCGCTTCCTGCGCCGTGATGCGCGCCTGGCGTTCGGTGTAGAGCAAGCCCGAGGCCAGCTTCGACGGATCATCACCGGTATAACCGCCCCGGATCTGCGCCGCCAGCGTCTCGCGCGCTGTGGCTTCGGCCTGGTCGCCCTGGACACGGGCTGTCGTTTCCTGCTGCAGCGCCGCCATCCCTGCACCGGGAGTAGGCCGTCCGAGCGCCACCCAGTCAATCAGGTAGTAGTTCGTCGCATCCTGCTTAGTGGACAGATCCAGCCTGAACTGATTCATCGTGGCTTCAGTCAGCCAGGGGATATTGTCGAACTCCAGCGTGGCGATCCCGTTCGCGTCATAAGCAGGCTCGGCGACGGTGACCATATTGGTGTCATTGAAGCCACCGGTACCCCGCCACCGCAGCTGCCCAGCCCAGCCAGGTGCCCCGAACTTCCTGATACGCAATTTAACGAAGCGATAGGACGACGAGTTAACACCCAGTGAACCGGGAGACTGCACCCACGGATCGGTGGCATGGTTCGCCGGGCGGATCCAGCCGTCAACGATGGTCGGGGTCCCGTTCCCGGTCCAGCCCTCCACTGTCGAATCGAAGTACCAGATTTTTGCCGGGTCGAACTGCGAACCGGTGCCAGCAGAAATCTGCCCAATCTGTTGCGCCAGTGACTCGGTGGTGGTCTGGATCGTCTGATTGACGTTGCTGATATCCGCGACGCGCTCGTTCTTCTCGGTCAGCAACGCCTGGCCACGTGCCGTTGCCTCGTCGGTGATGGCTTTCTTACGGTCCGTGACCTCCTGTGCCAGGCCTGCTTTGGTTGCCGCCGACTCTGTCGTAACTTTGCTGATGTCGTCGCGCGCTGACTGAATATCGTCGCTGAGATCGGCGATATCTGAGGTGAGTTCCTTATACGCGTCTGTCTGTTTGATCTGGTTGTCGATATCCACCAGGTAATCAGCTGCAACCGAGCTGCTGCTGCCCTGAATGAAGTCAGTCCATGCCGACTTATTGCCGGTGCGATCGACAAGCCGCGCGCGGTACCAGAATCCTACCCCGGCTTTCAGGCCCAGTTGCTGATAAACATGCTGCGGATAGGGTACCCCAGCCAGCAGAAGCGGATTTGTGCCGGTCGATGCAGTGGAATACTGGATCTCCGTCTGTAAGGTATCGCCGGTACCAGCCGGGAAATCCCAGTCCAGTTGTACGCCCCAGAGCAACGGCGTGGTACGGAAATTGGCGGGCTTTGGCACATCACCGGCCCGGCCCTTGAGATGCGTCAGCACTGAGGTGGCCCACAGGCTGGATGCGCCGCCAGCGTTAATCGCCCTGACACGCACCAGGTAATCACCTTCGTAGATCCCCGGCACTTCGATATTGCGCAGCCCGGTTTGCGGTACGTTAACCCACTCACTGTCACCCCGGCGCCACTGTGCCTGGTAGGCGATCACGTCTGCCTGAGGTTTCCCGGCTTTATCCAGCGGAGCATCCCAGGAGGCCGTCAGCGTGGCAATGCGCTGCCCCTGTCTCACTGAGTCGTAGCTCGATACCACGACGTTTCCGGGCTGAGAAACAACACCAGTAGGAATCAGGCTGACAGGTGGGATGTCCAGGCGTGCATTGTTATCGACCGCGTCATATTTCGAGGCGTTGTATTCCGCACCCGTAATGGTGTAGGTGTTCTCCTCGTCGTTGAATGTCAGGTTCATCACACGGAAATACTGCAGGCGCAGCTGTCCGGCATCGATAACGAAAACGGCATCTGGCGCTGGCGCAGAGGAAAAAGCTGTGGCCACGATTAACTGCGTGCCGTTGACCGCCTGAATGACCCGGTTTTCCACAATGCCGCCCTGTGTGCGGATCATCAGCGTGTCGCCCGGGACGGCGCTGGTCCCGCGATCGGTTGTAACGGCTTTAAGCCCGACGTTGTAACTCACAACGCGCCCACCATACACTCGCCCGGAAAAGCGTTCATCCGCAAAAGCGAACACGGTGCCGGGAACATAGGCAAAGCCATCCAGCCCGGTTTGCAGCGTGATCAGGCGATCGAGATAGTTGGAGTACACCGCCCAGCCGCCGCGACGCTGCGCCTCACTCTCACGCGTACAGCCAATGGCAGTCAGCTGCGTCTGCTTGAATTTGAACTGCTTAACCAGGTCAGGAAACATCACCGCAGTGGTGCGATCCTGGTAGTGGTTATCCGGGTCGCTGAAGTTAATCAGCGCAGAACTGTAGCGGTTCTTCTCGCTGCCGCTGGAATAGTTCGGCTTACCGACGACCGAGGCGCGAGTGAGGATCTGCAGTTTCGTCGTGTCTGCCGGCATGTCCGAGACAACATTGAACGTGTTGTTGCCCCAGAACGTCATACCGTTGAAGCCAGCCGCGATATCCTTGATTACCTGCCATGCGTCGGCCTGCGACTGGATATAGACGTCAAACAGGAAGCGCGGCTCGGTACCGGTGCCGCCCTTACCATCGGGCACCTTCTGGTCACAGCGCTGGGCTATGCGGTACAGCTCCCACTTATCCAGCATGGCTGCCGTTACCCGACGACCCAGGCCAAAGCGCGGCTCCGTGAGTACATCGAACCAGATCCACGCCGGGTTATTCGACCAGCCCCATTTGAATGTCCCGTCCCAGGTGCCGTTATAAACCCGGCCAACCGGATCATAGTTCTGCGGGATGCGGATAATCCGCCCTTTCGGCTTGCAGGATATCTTCGGGATGTTGTTGAAAGATTTTGCGTTGAACGACACATACAGCAGCGCAGTATGCGGATAGCGCAGGCGCGCGTCGATCACCTCCGTGATTGCCTGCACCTGTGTCTTGTTCTGAAGCATCTGGCTGGTGCTGTCTGCGGTATCGCGAACCACGCGGATCTGCCAGCCGGTGTTAGCCTTAGGCAGATTGATGCGGTGGGTCAGCTCGTACAGAGAACTGAGCTTTTCCGTTACGGTTTTGGTGAGCACAGTGCTGTATGCACCGCCATCTACCGCCACATCGATGTGATAGGTGACGGAAGTGCCGACGATATCGCCATCATTCTCCTGCTGCTGCAGACCGGTAATGCCGATACGCACCAGCACTGCGTCAATCTGGGTATTACTGATGGCACGGGTCCAGGGAGTGACCTTCGTCAGCGACACGCCAATGCTGGTCTCGTTCTCCACGGCTGGGAACCCGGGGATCGGCGACTGCGTCTGCGTGCCCGGACGAAAGTCCCAGGAGACATTCTCGAAGTTCATCGAGCCGTCGGCGTTGCCCAGCGGCGTGCCGTCAAGGAAGATCCGGGTAGCATCCAGTCCACCAGCAAACTCGCCTTCACCGAGCGCCAGCAGCATACGGCAGCGCGCCATCGACTGCGCGGAATCGGGTTGTTCAACAGGCGTGTGCTGCTTCTGACTGCCGCCTTTTGCACCAGTAATCGTTGCCATATTGCATCCATAAAAAAAGCACCCGTTTGGGTGCTAATTGAAGAGTAAGAAATTCTCAGATGTCCTCGGCCACGATCCCCGCACTGATTATGGCGCCGCCAATTTCGCGCTCGCCATACAGCAGCGCGACCGGGTTGCCCATCGCCAGGGTGTTCACTGCGCCGCCGAAGGCATAGCTGGGCTTATTGTCGGGGTCATCACGCCCCTGAAGGCCTTTGGGCTGCGGCGAGAGCATCTGGTAGATACCGCCCGCAGCCATGCCGATACCAGCAGAAATCATGGCGCCACCGACTGGACTGGCCCAGCCAGCAGAGAGGCCAGACACTACGATGCCCGCCACCACCATCACTGCGCCAAGGATCGTCTGGAATAAACCTGCCTTTTTCGCCCCTTCAAGCACAGGCGCGATGCGGATATCACTGTCGCCACCCAGCTCCTTAAAATCCTGTTCGCCGATGTTGCGTTTGCCACGAAACACCGCGAAGGTCATGCCGTTTTTTTTGGCATTCATGAGAAAGCTTTCCAGCCCGTCCAGGTTGATGCAGAGCGCCTTTACCGCTTCCGCTGACGTCTGCACCGCCAGTCGGTGAACGCGGCCAAACCGGGCACCCAGCGCGCCATACAATCGAATCGTGGTTAAGCGCGCCATGGCTTAATCTCCTGCGGCAGGTCTTTGTGCCGAACGCAGATCATCGTCCGGTCTTTAAAATATCCACGGGCATAAGGCGTGATGCAGGATGGCTGGCCGTACAGGTGGTGCAGCAGCTCGCCCTCTTCGGTGATGATCCCCGCATGGTTACACTTGTCCGACTCGACCTGCATGATGACCATACACCCGGGCGCGGGGTCGCATTCGACAAACCCCTCACACTCCCAGTTATCGAAATAGAGGTTGTCGGGGTACTGGCTTTCCCACCACGGATAATCCACCCGGAAATCGTTCAGCGCTACGCCCTGTGTAGCGTGCCAGTCCATGACCAGCCCCCAGCAGTCATGCGAGCCAAGGAGGAACGAGCGGCCAATCAGCGGGATGGAGTCCGGTTTTATCTCTGCGTATTCATCACAGTCCGGCGCGTAAATGCCCCAGACCACACCAGAGTTATTGCACTGCTGGCGATCAAGGTCAGAGGCGATAGGCCGTGCGCCATCGCCCGGGTGGGAGTGAATGACGCGGACAATGGTCCCGGCGTCCTCGGCGTTCGCCCAGTGTTCGCCGTCAATTCGGAAATGCTCTGTTGGATTTTCGTGGCTGTTCGGCACCGGGATGTAGCGCTGGCGCCGTCCTGACTGAATGACGAAGCCGCAGCACTCGCGTGGGGATTCCTCCAGCGCATGCGCCCGGATCGCCGTCATAATGGTTTTGTTCATGGGTATATCCGGTTATCGGGTGAAAAGAACTGTCGCCGGGTAGCCGCCGAAATCAAGAACGGCAGTGTTCGGTTCTGCCAGCCCTGAGCCGAAACGCTTGCGGCAGTCACTGAGGCAACCACCGCATACATCAAACGCCGGGTCCGCTACCGCATTACCCTTCGCATCGAAATATGCCGTGCCGTTGTAGGTGCAGCCGTCACCGCTGCGATATTGTCCGCGCAGTGCCCATTCGCAGAGCGAGGTGATCTGCCGGGTTGGTATGACCAGGTTCTGCAGGTCTGCCGGGCTACTAAGCGACCAGGACACCATCTCGTCATCTTCAGAGGTTTTGGTATCCAGCCAGAAGGTCTGCAGGGAGAACATCGTCGGGTCTGCTGTCGGATTAACACCGCCCGGGAAGTTCACCGCATCCAGGTAAACCGCGTAGGTGTCAATGATGCTTACCTTCGCATTCACCATGTCCTTAAACTGGAGACAAAGCGCGGTGATGTGGCCGTCGAGGTTAGACACGCTGAGCTTTGGCTCGGCGGCCTGGTCCGTTGAAAGCGCCAGGTCGGCAATCTGGAAGGGCCAGAACTCGTAGGCGTTGCCATCCCAGATGATAGGCTTCGGCCCCAGCCTGGCCTCGTCGCCGTTCGCCGCGTCAATCTCGGCAGGCGTATGGGGAAACGGGCTGTAGTGAAAGCGGTGGATCCCGCCGCTGAACTCTAAGGCATCCACTTCGACCAGGCGGACCCTGCCACCTGGTGCCAGCTTCGCCGCCTGATCAACAAGTGCCATTATGCGTATACCCCGTAGGCCCGTTTAATAGTGAACGTCAGCTCAGCGAATTTGCTGTTGATCTGGTTTTTGCGAACAGAGTCGGCGACAACGCGATACATCCCCTTCTCTTCGCCCGGCGGCGTAATGATGAAGGCCTTCACGGTATGAACAAGAAGGAAATCGCGCACTGCGTTTACCTCTGTCTCAGTGCCGGTATGTTTCATCGGCACCTTGATCGCCGTGGAGTTGATGCCGTTCTCAGCAACCTGTTCATAGCCATCGCCAAACTGCGCTGCACGCACTGTCTGGCTATATTCAACAGGGCCAGCGCCGAGCTGCGAACGCCAGCTGTATGTTTCAACTGCCATGTTTGCTCCATAAAAAAAGCCCCGCATTAGCGAGGCTTGCTGTGGTTGAAAGCCCCGGGCTGGGCTTGGTGGTTAGTCGGTTCTGCATGAACTCATTCGGAGGGTGTAGCACCACAGCGGCTAATTCAAAAGTCCAGATGACAATGTGCTTCTTGTAGGTTGCTGTAGTATTTCGCCCCCTTCAAATCAACTGCTCGACTTTCAATCAACTAAGATTAGCTAAGACACCCTTTGATATGTCAAAATCTAACCTGGCGTTATAAGCTGCCACAGAGCGGCCCCGCCCCATCGCATCTTTAATTAAAGGAGTTTCCAATGGGGTTTAGATTTCGCAAACGGATCCGAATTGCTCCCGGACTCGCTATAAATATCAGCAAAAGCGGCGTAAGCACATCAATCGGAAAAAGCGGCTGTACTACAAATATCAGCAGTAGAGGCGTAAAAACAACGCTTAGCATTCCTGGCACTGGAATTTCATACACCACCGGTACTTCAGGGAATGAATCTGCTAACAAAAAAGGCAGCAGCATAATTAGCAATCTTATTTGCTTATTTATTTTATTTGTTATTTACAAAGTTTTTACTTCATAAGTTCTTATTACAATAACCTGCATAACCATCGCATTACATTAATATTGGTAAGGATTAACAAATGAAAAAAGTACTAGCACTGTTACTGGTAGCAGCATTCGGCTTGATGACCACTAACGCAATGGCTTGCCCGAAAGGTACACATCCGCATGGTGGAACTGGTTCGCATCACGCGGGCGGCACTTGCTACTAACAGCTGGGCGGCTGCGGTCGCCCTTTCAATATCAAAAAGCCCACCTGAGTGGGCTATCAAACCGCCACAGAGCGGCACTGCACCATCGCTTCATATTTGTTTAGAGGATCAAATGAACCGGGTTTGGCTAATCGTGTTGATTGTCACAATTTGCGCTGGTTTGGCGCAGGATTACATAACTGAAAAAGCAGCTGAACGCATTACTACAATCAGACAGTCATGTGTGATTGGGCATGGTTGCAAGAACATGTAGCCCACATGAGTGGGCTGTCATGGAAGCCCCGGGCGGGGCTTGGTGGTCAAATTGTTTTAGCGTATCCAGTCTTAAACTTCAGTGTTGCATCAATCAGATTATTATTAAGATACATAAACATGTAATCCTGATAGCCCACATACGCGCCGTAACTGTTTTTGGCATTTACGCGGACTGGAATAGCCCAGCCATAATACATCTTGAAGTTCTCAGCCATCCCACCTTGAAGATAGGCTTTTGACGGTGTTCCAAATTGATATTTAGCCGAGTCGGCATCCTTGAGCCTATCACCAATAGTTTGTTTAATTTGCCCTTCGTAATACTGAGGAAGATCCCCATAGTAGGCATTGCTCAGCTCAGTTGAGGATGGCGTAGACATACAGCCACTGAGTAGTAAGGCACCAAACAAAACTAAAACGCACTTTTTCACTATCATCCCCTTGATTGTCATGGTTTTACAGATGATAACCAGGGGATGTCAGAATGTAACGCAGCAAGATGATGTTATTTTTTCGCAAAGCGACCACCAATAGCTCCATCATCCCTAATGGCCCTGATAATTCCCTCTTGGACATATTGCTTCATACGCTCTGCCAGTGCGCGAGCAGCCGCGTCTCCACCCCCGCTTGTATTTGTAGTCGCGTTCCCTTTATTGTCGACATAAATATCAACGTTGATTTGGTGTCCTGATCCGCCACCGCCCTGAGACCTGACACCTAGTCTTCCAGCAGAATCCCGCGTAAGCGGCATGATTGCCTCTTCGCCTGCCTCGGCAAATACACCACCCTTGGCAAACTTAGAGGCCCCCTGGAACGTAAAATACTGAGGTGAATCGTAGACGCCATTCACATACTTGCTTAAGCCCGGCGAATCATAGACCCCGCCTTTAGCATTGAACGTTACACCAGAGGCAGCATTGGCAAATGCACCGCCAGGAGTGTTCCCACCACCAGCACCACCACTGATCCAGCCCATAGCCTGCTGTACTGCATATGCCACCAGTAATCGGTTAGTGACATCAACTATCATCTTCAGCATTGATTTGCCGAATTCCTTAATTGAGGCCTGCCCTGTGGTCATTAGACTTGTCAGCATATCTGACAGACCATTGAGGGTTGAGCCAGCGACGTTTTTTACAGCATCGTAAGCATTTGTCGCTTCATCAACATAATCGGCCCATCCTTGTTTGACTCCAGCAAGCCAGTTAGACCTAAGCTCATCCTCTTCTTTGTAGGTTTGGCGCTGCTGGGCCAACACTTCCTTTTGAGCAGAAAGATTATCAGCGTAAGCATCAGTTATTCGCTGCAGAGTAGCCAGTCGTTCGGCCTCTCTAGTAGAAATCCCCTCGGCTGCCGCAGCTATTTCCGCGCGTTTCGCAGCCTGCTGCTCGGCGAATTTTGTTGCCTGCTGCGCCAGCCCGTTAATTTTCTGCTGGGCCTCAACTTCCTTATTTTTCTGATCCACAACTTTGGCGGCGTTGAGGATGGCCTCACGGTTCGATAGAAGAGATTTCTCCTGGGCAGTCAGCGCACGGGTTTTAGCGGCCTCGTCCAATTCGGCAAAATGCGATTGCTGTTTGCTGAACTCAGTGTTTTTGGCGTGAAGATCGCCGGTCTGTCGCAGGGTTTCGAGCGTTTCCGTTAGGGTTCTGGCCTGGGCGCGGTAGTTCTCCAGGGTGCGATCGCCAGCATCCAGCTTAGCTCTTGCCTCTTTGGTCTTTTTGGCAGAGTCCTGGGTAAGCTTCGAAACTGTATCTCTCGATTCGCGACTTGTACCCCCTTCACCCTTGACCGAGGTTGCTCGCGCTTCAGCCTCGTAATTAGCTTGCGCGTTTGGTGCGGAGATCCGTTTCCAGAGTTCATCGTAGCGTTTTTTATTGGCTGCGATTTCTTTGTCAGCTTCAGCCCCAGCCTTTTTCATTGCCTCGACATCCATGCCGAGGAAATTTGCCAGCGCACCACCACCAGGAATTTTTTCAGCCCATCCGGCAACTGTTCCGGTGAATTTAGCGTCAAGCGAGGTGAGATTCAGAAACAAATCATTGATGGATGCTTTCAGCAATTTGAAGATATCAATGATTTGATTGCCCCAGGCCCGAACTGTAATCCCGATTTGGCCGAAAATGTCGGAAGAGGAGGCTTTTAGTCCGTTCCAGGCTTGCCCGATATTATCGGTGGCCTCAACAATTTTATTGCTACGGTCCTCCATAGTGCTGGCAAACAACGTTATCGCTTCGTTTGCAGCTGCTGTTTTGCCCTTAGTTTTTTCAAGGGTGATGATGTGCTTCATCATAGCTTCATCAACAAAGCCATATTGCTGATTAAGGCTTGCCAGCGCCTTAATAGGATCGCTTGCCAGCCGTGAAAAGTCCGCCAGCGCAGCCTTCATATCGAGGCCAGCATCGCCCATAGCCATAATGGATTTGGCGATTTTAGTCATCTGGACGGCGGTATACTTCCCGGTGTCATTAAGTTGTACCAGGGTATCAACAGAATCAGCCAGGGACGCGCCAGCATTTTCTGCAACATCTTTTGCCGCGTCATTCAATTGCTGCATTGATGAGAAGCCAGCCCCTCCCATCAAAATGAGCGATCTGGCAACATTGTCGAACTGCTGGGATGAGCTATATGCAGCTCCCGCCAGAACAGCCAGAACGGCTACAGAACCCGCAATAGCAAGGTTAAAGGTATTTAGCAGACCACCCGCCCGCCCCAGTTTTTCCGCTGCCTCACTCGTGTTATTAAGACCTTCAGCAGCATCACTGATGTTTGTTGCCGATTCAGCAGTCTCTCTGCTTTCTTCGTTAAAGCCAAATAATGCATCCCTCAGAGCCTGGAGCATTGGACCGAGGCCCCCGAAGGAATCCTTAATCTGCCCACCCTGCTGTAGAAGGATCAGGAATGGGGATTGTCCACCTGCCAGTTGAGTAGCAATATCGGTAAACTGCGCCGGGAGCGTGCGCAGCGCAGCACTGTACTGCCCCACAGAAATTCCAGCGCGGCGTGCAGCCGCCTCCTGTCGGGATAGCGCCTCAGGCAGCACGTCAGCCACGCCAGAGAGCCGTTCACGCGTCTGGTTGAGGATGGTGTTGAAATGCTCGAACTGGGTGCCGTTAATGCGCCCTGCTTCGAAGTGTGCCACCAGCTGCGCATGCTGCTCGTCCAGCGAGTTGAATGCGCGGATCGTCGGGTCGATTGAACCCAGCAGGTTCTTCAGCGCGGCTGATTGCTTCTCTGCCGCCTGAGTGGCCGCGAGTATTGCCTGGGCACGCGCAGCTGCTTCGCCGGTATCCGTCAGCTTAAGCCGGGTATCGTCCAGGATTTTGTTGTAGTGCTGAAAATCATCGGTATCCAGAAAGCCTTTGGTCTGGAAGTTACGCAGCGCGGCCTGCTGCTCGTCCAGCAGGTTCAGCGCCTTGTTTACCGGATCGATATTCTCAAGCAGGCCTTTCAGCGCAGCCTGTTGCTCCTTGATGCCTTCGCTGCCCTGCTTTGCAGACTCAGCACCAGCGCGGAAAACGCTGTTAAGGTCATCAGCTTTGCCGACGGCACCTGCCGCGGCTTCACCGAGTTTATCCAGCTCATTGCTGGCAGTTTTCAGGTCAGAAACATCGGCCCGCAAAGTAATCGAGGCGATCTGGTCTGTCATTATTTCGTCTCCTTGTGCATTACTTTGAGAGCCTCACTTTCCATAATCTGAAGGTCAGCCATGCAGGCCGCCGCATCATCAACCCCGTGTAACTCAAATACCCAGGGGAGAACGTTGTAATCAAGGCCGGTCGCCCCGCCCGCGCCAACACGCCATTGAGTCGCAAGTGCAGAGAATATGGTGAATGATTTCCATACCGACGGCAGGATCCCCACCTCTTCCTCTACGTCCTCAGGCGTCAAACCAAAAGCGGCTAACTCCGCGAGAGTCGGTCCCGGCGTGTACAACGCTGCGGCGACCTGCCTCAGTTTTTTTCTCGTACACCCATCAGCTCTTTGGTATAGGCCATGCCGATGTTGTCGAATGCGCGCGGGTAGTTCTGCAGGAGGACCACCACGTTATCGCGGTTAAACTCGTCAGGCAGTGCCCAGCCATCAACGATCTCCATCAGGTAATCAGCCTGTGGCTCGATAAGGGACTTTTTGCCTTCGGCGCCTTTGCGCAGTTTCTCATCCATGGCGTGCAGCTCTTCGAGCGTCTTATGGCGGAAGGTAAAGGTCAGCTTGCCGTCTTCGGCACCAGCGCGCGGAATGCTGGCAGTGGCGGGAAAGGTCGGGTTTGGGATCAGGGAGAATTGGGTCATTTCGGTTCCTTAGAAAGGTGCAGGATGGGGCCGTAAAAAAGCCCGGCGAACCGGGCCAGAGTGGTTAGCTGACCGTGACGAAACACGCACCAGATGTGATGGTCTTGCCCGCGGCGTCGGTGACTTCGCAGGTGTAAGAGCCAGCATCGCCGGATACCAAAGACGGGATGTTGAACGTCGAGGCCGTTTTGCCCGGGATAGCGGCACCGCCTTTCTTCCACACGTAGGTGTAAGGCGCGGAACCGCCCTGCATGACCACCGCCAGATCCAGCGCAGAACCAGAGGCGACTGATTTGGTTGCAGGCAGGTCAGTCAGGAAGGCCAGCGGCATAGCGGAGGAGTCGGCGATCGGGTAAATCTGCATATCCGATTCGAAGTTCATGCGCGCTTCGTTGCTTTCCACGGCGTTGATTTCGGTACGTGGCACGCGCTGGAACGACACTTTGGCAGAGTAGTAACGATCCGCTTTCCCGCGAGGGTTGTGGAACCAGACCGCCGTGGTGTCGCTGGAGTCGTCCAGGTCGATGAGGCGCTTGTAAATCGCCAGTTGCGGGTCGTGGGCGAACGTATAGACCTGAACCACGGCGTTTTTAAACGTCGGGATGGTACGGGCCTTATCATCTTCCAGGAACTGGACACTGATGGTCTGCTGGTCGCCGCCTTCGGTAGAGAGGGTCATGACCTGAGGCATGGTGATCCACGAGTCGATTTTGCGCAGTGTGCCTGCGCCGGTGCCCGCCGGGAATTTCTTGGTATCGGTGGTATCAAACGCTTCCAGCACAATTTTGGTGCCGGTCACCGATTTAACGCGCAGCACCATATTATCGAGTTTGAGCCAGCCAGAGCTTACCTGGACGACATCGCCCGCAAGGATCCCGGCAGCGGAGGCAACGGTCAGTTCGCATTCCGTCGCGTTGGAGGCTGCTGTGAAAACAATCGGCGCAAGATAGGCCTTGGCCACGTTCACACGTGACCCGTTAGGGATTGCGAATGCCATTGCATTCTCCTGAATTGAGGAAATAAAAAACCCGCCGGATGGCGGGTCAGTAATCAGCGCGGTACTGCATGCTGACGGGAGTGGTGTAAGTGATGGAGCCGCTACTGCCGTTTGGTGCTGATGTAGGGCGATCCTGTATCGGTGGACGTACCTGCGGTGGCCCGTTGATGTAAACCGTCAGATCCCCATCCACCAGCGGCAGTCCTTCGGGGAAGGCATCTGCAACAGACGTTGCCATCCCCCTGGCCTGCGTCACGCCACTGCCTGCTGGCGCAATGATGTTGAGCTGGAGAATGCCCTGGTACGTACGCAGCTGGCCTTCCAGATCCTGCCCTACGGTCTGCGCAGGCAGGATATAAACGCGCCCGTATGGCACATTATCCGGGGGAGTGAACGCGATGTTCGGCCAGGCCACCGGCAGGCCAAGCGACGAGCAGATAACCGCAACACGGCTCTCCAGCAGGCCAGCGATACGCATTGACTGGTCACTGGCCATTGCGCACCTCGCTCATTGCCTCACGGAACATTTGCGCGGCATCCAGCGCAGTGATACCCACCATGCCGCCGGGCGCCTGACCAGAATGCCCGTTCTCAAGCGCTGCCGCATAAGGCAGATTATTGGTGAAGTAAATCGAGCTGACCTGGCCCACCCTGAACACCTCGAGCACCGCCATGCCACGGGAGTTTGAACCCTGGCCGGAAGCGTCCGGTGTATCGTTGGACTGAGTAGGCTGGCTGTCGAAACCCACATACCAGTTGTTTTTGAAGCGCCCGCCGACATAGCCCTCAGGCTTTTTGATGTCCATCGAGTCATTTACGCGCAGACCACGCTTAAGCCGTCCCGATTTGGTCAGGTTGGCAGGGTCATCGCGAAGGGCCGCGTTATGCTCCCGCACCGCAGTGTTGTACGCCGTCGCGGTCTGGTTGACCTGCCAGATATCCGGCTGGCCCACCGGGGACATCTCAACCAGTTGAGCGAGGATTTTAATGCCAGTCCGGCGCACTGCCTGATCCATCTCCTGCTTCGAACTATCCACAAATAACTGAATGGCAGCCAGGAACGGCTGATTAACAGAGCTGGCCATAGTCACGCCCTCAGCTGGATGTTGTAGGAGATGAGTACATCGGCAGGCTTAACCGGATTAGGCTGCACCACCCGCCATGCTTTGCCGTCGATCTCGATGCGGTCGTCAATACGCACTTCCGTTTCGGCTGTGGCCGCCAGCTTTTTATCGCCAGTAGTAATCAGAGAGCCATCTATTTCACGAGAGGAGTATTCAGTGACAACGCCAGTGACGGTCGCAGTTATAGCCGGGGTGGTTACCTCTTTGCCGAACTGATCGCGGGTAGTGCCGCCACCGCGGGTAAGCGGATAAGCCTTCCCGTTCTCGGTCAGCAGTCGCGTTGCGGTGTTTCGCATGCGGCGGTAGTCGATTGGCATATCACCCCCTTTCGATGCGGATCTGATTGCCGCCCACCACCAGCCCACGCAACGAGGAGTAGAACCAGGGGAATGACGGTGCCGCCTTATTCGTACCTGGTTCGTACTGGACCGTGACTGCGCCCTCTACACGCTCCATCGTTACCGCACCACCACCAGCGACCGACGGCGTGAGATTAATCTCCTGCGATTCGAGAGCCAGGCGGCACTGCGCATCAACTAGGCGCTGTGGGATGGTGTCATCTGGCAGGTCAACGCCGTCGAAGCGCACGCCCGCGCGCGGCCACGATAGCGGCTGTGATGCACTGGAGCGCTCGCCGCGCCATGTCTTGCCTTCCAGATAGTCCATTGCCTGCATCAGCATCTGGCTACATTCGCCATCATCCGAAGGAACGGCATATCCGCGCCCCGCCGCGAACGTGCGCAGGTCAATAACGCTGGCGTAGCTGTTGAAGTCAGGCGAATGGGGATCGGCAACCAGCATGGTTATTCCTCCAGACGCCAGTCCAGCGCCAGCCAGTTATCCACCTCGTCAGGGTGAACCTCAGCGCTCAGCGGGCCGCCGGGGAATTCTGGGGTGTCACGCACCATTACCACCAGCTCAATACCCTCCTGCTGGTCCTGCTGGTCCTGCTGGTCCTGCTGGTCCTGCTGGTCCTGCTGGTCCTGCTGGTCCTGCTGGTCCTGCTGGGCAGGAGTTTGTTCAGCGCCATTCTGCGCGGCAAGCTTTTCAGCCTCACGCTGTGCGCGCTGCTCTTTGGTCAATCCGGCCATTGGGCCTCCTGAATAACAAAGGGGCCGAAGCCCCAGCGGTTAGCCCATGATGATGGCGGAGTGACGTGGTGCCACAGCAGCAACACCCCAAGCCAGACCGACCTCGTAACGCACCTGGCGGTACTGGCGGTACAAAGCTACCTGGAAGGTGATGCCGGATTTCGGGTCGGTCACGTTCATCACGTCGTCGGCAGTATCGCCACCTTCCGGCATCGCCGGAGTACGGCTGGCCAGCAGGAATGAGCCGCGGTCAAACGCCATGTTTGGCGCGAATTCACTCAGCACAGTGACCGCAGCCTGATCTGCAAGATCCTGACGCAAGCCCGGAGAGCTGATGGTGATGCTGGAAGAGGTAGCAGCCACAACCAGATACTGGTTGTCATCACCATCAAACTTCACCGCGGTACCGGCAGCAATACCTCCAGTTCCCGCAGAAATAGCAACAATAATGTCACCCTCTTTCTTGGCGCCATTTACCTTATAGCCCGCAGCATTACTCTTCGCTGTGCGCTTAATGCTGAAGGACTCATGCAGATTGAAGCCCATGATTTTGCCAATGACACCTTCACGGAGCAGTTGGTCTGTGCCAGCCTCGTTCGTCTTGAACAATACGGACTGCTTACCGCGGATGGACGCCATGGCTTCGCCGCCGAGCACCATACGCAGATCAGTAGTTGGCGCACCATTGTCGGTCAGGATCTGACGAGCCAGCGCTGCATCGGACAGATCGTCTTTGATGCTGAAAGGAGTATCTTTCGGTGCACCAACTGCGCGGGAGGAGTTCAGATACAATGCAGCCAGATCAGCATCCACTTCGTTCGCCAGTGCGCGGAATGCCTGCTGGAACTGTGCAGCCAGAATGGTGTTGTAGGTACCTGCCGGGCCAAGAGCCAGTTGCTCTTCACCGTTCCATTTGACCGGGGCCATTTTGGCTTTGGTGATGGTGACATCTACGCCAGTAATATTCTGATCACCGGTATTTGGTGCTGAAGGTCCTGGAATGATGTCTTCGGTCTTGGTTGGCGGCGCAACTGGTGCGCGCACAATCTGGTCTTTAGCAGCTGCATCTGCCTTGGCGTCACGCGAAACTGCAGGGATAAAACCGGTTTGCTCGCGGGATACTACATCCAGCGCGGTATAGATGGTCGGGATCAGACCAGTAAGGGTATTACCTGCCATTTATGGCTCCTTTCGATTTAATCGACGATGCTGACGCCGTCTTTCAGCGCTGACTGTTTGCCAGCGATATCCAGGGAATCAAACGCATCGCGTTTCATGGTTTTCTGCCCGGCCTGATGCTGCGACTGGTGAGAGCCACCGCCGCTGTTGCCGGACGCTTTGAGGATGTAGTCTTTTTGCGGATGCAACTCGACCAGGGATTCCAGCGCTTCATCGAAGCCAGCCAGTTCGCCGGGCTTGGTGCGGGAGAACACCTTGTTGCCCTGCCCGTCGTAGGCCACGACCTTGCCGTCTTCGATTTTGAAGTTCTGGCCGAAGTGGGAACGCACGAACTCAGCCGGGATCGCCATCTTCTCGGAGATAAATTTCGAACCACCGAAGCGGCCGCCGATCATCTCGTCGTAGAGCTGGGTTTCGAGCTGTTTGGTCTTGCCGTTCGCTTCGTCCAGCTGCTGCTGGAATACCCTGGTGATCTCGGCCTTCACATGGTCAACGGCGCCAGCGTCGATCAGCTTCTTCTGGTCGATTTTGGTCATCATTTCCAGGGCCTCGAGCGCCTTGGTCGGGTCGGAGATGCCAGCGAATTTCGCGAGACTGGCTTCCGCCGCCTCCTTAGCTTCGCGGTGAGTTTTAGCTTCACCATTCAGGGAGGTGATTTTGGTCATCGCTGCGGCTGCATCGAACGGGAACTCTTTGCCGTCATCATGGACGTACACAGGCATACCGTTTTCAACAACCACATTTCCGTTAGCATCGAGTTTGAGTTTCATTGTTTTGCTCCAGCCTTCCGGCCATTGGTTGTGGGTCATCCGACCCGGTCACCGCGTCGCATCCGCTCGGCGGCAGGCATAAAAAAAGCTGCCCGGAGGCAGCCTGTTAGATAAATTCAATGGTTATTACGCCGCGTAGCTTGCGGGAATAGATCTCATCCCGCTTTCGCTTGTGAATCCGCAGCGGGTGTGGATGTATGCAGGCGATACCTCGCTTAATGTCAGCCCATATGCAGCTCTTAAGTTCGTTGCCATTAACGAACACTCGGAGCTTGACGCGTCCATCGCCCACGCGGTGAAAATTGTCGTTACGCATCTGCTATTCCTCAAACGCCGAAGCATCCACGCGGCGCAGTTCGTCCAGGGTCAGGAACTCCCCGGCATCGTTGAACATCTCGGGTACCGTGATTTTGCCGTCGCGCAGCATCTGCGCCCGGGTAACGCCCAGCACCTGCTCCTGTCGCGCGTGTGGCTGCCTGGCGAGCCAGTCGGCATAGCTGGTATGCGCTGGCACCTGCCCGTCCATTGAGGCGCGCGTGGCTCTGCTCAGTTCGCCAGAAGGTATCTTCAGCTCTTCCCACGACTTCGTGATAAGGATTTCCCCAGAGCGGCAGCAGAAGTGAATTTTGCCGGGGCCGCGCAGATACGGCACCACATGCCCCAGCGGCTTGCCGTCGAGGGTGTAGAGCTTGCGGTCGCGGATGATGCACCACTGACTGGTATGCGTATCCAGCGTGGATGACCACTGCTTGGCCTTGACGATATCGCTGTTGGCCTGGGCGAACTCCTGCCGCGCCGTAGCGGCCATATGGTTCACAGCGGTGCGGGTCACCACCGCCAGGTCACGCCGGGATGCGTTGATCACCCCATCTTCACGGTTAAGTTTTGGCGTGCCGGCAACGCGCCGGACAATCTGTTCTACCGTCTCGCCCTGGAGGAAACCGGAGCGCACAGCATTTGTGATTTTGTCCAGCCGGTCGGCTTCAAGCTTCTGGCCCCACTCCTTCAGCAATCTCCCCTGGAACGGCTGCGCTGCTGCTGCGGCGTAGACCTGCTCGGGTGCAATGCTCTGAAGCGGAACGTGTTTCAGGATCTGCTGCGGAATGATGCTGCTGAACAGGTCCAGTTGATACCCGACCTCATATTCAACGTAGCGCGTCAGTTCGCGAGCCAGCCCCGCGTTAACCGGTTCGTAGGCCTGCTGATTCAGCTCACGCACACCAGCCAGTAGCGATGCCAGGCGACGGGCGCTGTAGGTATCCGCCCGTTTGCCGTCCAGAAGCACCAGCAGTTTCGCGGCCAGTTCGGCATCCAGTTTATTCAGCAGCGCCACCATGCGCCGGGCGACGCCAGTGCCGTAGCGCGTCACATTCAGGCCATGCGCTATCGTCTCATCCTGCAGGCGGTCGTTGACGGAACGGGCCATATCACACCTCTTCTGCTGGCGGTCTGGTCAGCGAGGCCGATTCAGCCAGCAACTCATCAAGGACTTTCTCAGGGTCGGCATCAGCATCAATCAGGTTGAGCTTTTGCAGGGCTTTAATGGCATCAATACGACGGAGGTCACCACCCTGGCGCAGGGACTGAATAGCCAGCGCTGCCGGAGGGTTGAACTCATTCGACTCAACATCCAGCTCAGTCCGGACATCAACGTTGCCGCCCTCTTTCTCACCAATGTACTCGGCCATGATTTGCAGGATGTTGTCGATCGCATCCTCCAGACTGGTCGCCATGGTGTAGAGCGGGGACTGTTCCTGCATTTTCTCTTCAGAGGTCTGGTCTACTGACTTCGTCGAGGTATTGTCGGTGCGCAGGAGCTTCGCGCCAGCCTGGCGCATCTGCTCCACCAGATCGGTCAGTGACTCTTTTCCAGCACCAATGGCAGACCCGGTGTGCTCGGTATATTCCATCCCCTGCTTTTGTCGATCGGAAAAGCTGGTTGCGGAGGAGGAGCCAATAATTAATTCCTGCCCTTCCTCAAGCCCGAATACGGACAGAATGGGAACCCGAACAACATGGAGAATGTTGTCCTGCTCACTCTGGCTCTGCCAGTGCTTAACGTTCAGCAGCGCCATGTTCAGCAGCGGCGGCGATCCACACATAAAGCCGGTGCGCTTGGTGTAGAGCGTGACCAGGGTGATATCACGGCGGGAGGTTTGCCATTCGTCGTGTAACGCCCAGGTTGCCTGCCCCTCTGCACCGGTAGACTTCCGGTAAATCTGCACAGTGCCCGGCGTCAGGAGGCGGATCTGCTCGACTTTCGTCTGCCCGAAATCGTCACCGTCTTCGACCACCACCTCTTTGATGCGCAGCGACGTGAGCACGACCTTGCCGCCAGTCATCTTCGACTTCCAGCCGATCACCTGGCGGGGATTCAGCATGGTGACATACGGGCGCGCGCCGGTGGCCTTCTCATCGGCTTTGGTCTTAACCTGTTCGGGGTCAACGCGGGGGTAGTCCACTAGCGCATGGGAGAGGCCATACTGCATCGCCAGGCTGAAGAACGACTGCGCCCATACATCCAGGCGGGTACCTTCAAGGTCCACGTCTTTTGCGAATTCACGCAACTGGTCTGGTACGTTCTCGCCCAACTGGATTGGCTCAGCGAATACACGCCCGACGTTCTGGTTGATCGTCTCTTCGTAGGCAGGGAGTAGCGTGGCCACCGCCAGGCGCTTTTTATAATCCTCTTTGTCTTCTTTCGGCCAGCGCGGCAGATAGGCCTCACCCAGTTGGCGCATATACAGCGTGCCGCCCATCAGGGCGTCGTTAATGTCCCACGCCTGCACCATGTTCCCATAGTCCAGATTGGGTGTTGAAATATCAGGCATGGGGTTAGAGCCTCAGGCTGGTGACTTTGCCGACTTTCTTCGGCGGTGAATGCAGGACGGCGTAGCGCGTGCCGTCCCAGTCGTGATCTTCCTGCTGGGTGTCTACATCATCAGGATTTTTACTGTCTCGAACGAGAACCGGCACGCGGCTTATCCAGCCCCGGCAGTAGTCGAACACGTAGAATGCTGGTTTCTCAGGTGTACCCGATTCCAGCTTCTTGCCTTCAATGACGGCCTCCAGCATGTCAGCAAACAGGGCTGCGCCGTTCACGCGCGATCCCGGCTTCTTGTTGGATGGCACCCACTTAACGCCCTGCGATTCCATCTTCTGGGCAATGGAGAGTTCGTCATCGCCGGTGTTGTAGATGGCACCGTCAGCCGGGCCGGGGATAACCTTTTTGCAGATGCCGGGCATGATGTTCAGTTGCCCCTGCGTCACACCGTTGAGTTTTATCTCCTCGGGCTCTGCTAGCTCTTCGCCCACCAGCCGCTTATCGACCCAGGCTACGCCCTTGGCGACGTTTGTGGAGGACATATTCAGGCCTTTGTTCAGCTCGTCCGGTGGACAGCCGTACCACTCGCCAATGAGGATCAGCGACCCGGCAGGTGGGCAGAACTGGCGCCCGTCCGGTAATTCAGCGGCAGTACCGTCGGTACGCGCCCACCAGAGGTTAGAGAACGGCTTCGATTCGCCCCAGTCATGGGAACGGTCAACCGTCCAGCTAGCCGGGATGCGGAACGGCTTAATGACGTGATGGGAAGCATTCCAAAGGTGGTCAAAGCGCCCGCCGCTGGTGACATCCCACGAGCCATCAACCCAAGCTTTGCGGCGGTTCGGGTCTTTGATGGCCATCAGTGTGGCAATGTACTGGGGATCCAGATACGGGTTCTCTTTAAACGAGCCGTGGATCGCGACGCGGGTAAGCGTCACGTCTTCTTCCCGCTCGGTCTGCGGGTTAAACACCTTTTGCGTCTCGCGAATAATAGTGCCGCGTGGCGCAGGCTCGATGAAGCGCTTCTTCACCCAGGTATGGCCGATACCGAACGGGTTCGTGGTGCTGAACGTTTCGAGCGGGATCGGCTTCAGCAATGAACCATCATCCCGCGGATAGTTTTCCGGTCGGAACGACGAGCGCCGGCAGGAGAACATCATCTCGTAGAACTCAGGCGACTGCTGCTTGGTCAGCTCGTTAAAGCCGATGAACGGGAACTCCTGTCCGTGGTAGTCCCAGTAGTCGCCCTCTTCCTTCCCGAAGCGAAACAGCAGCTCTTCGCCGGTCGGCCACACCCAACGCAGCTCGGAGGCTGACGCCAGATAGCGTGCACCGTCGTTAAACAGGCGGTACATACGCTTTGACTGAGTAATGATGTCGGTGAGGTTTTTATACTCGGTGTCGAATATCACCCCACGCCAGAACGAGCCGTAGCCCAGGCCAACGAGGCGACGAAATCGCGCCAGCTGCGCAGCAGTTTTGCCTGGACCGCGCGTTCCCTCATAGAGGATTTCGTTACACGGGCAGCTCAGGGAGAGCGATTGCGAGCCTGGCAATGGTTTCCAGACGGCTTTGTAATTCATCCACCAAGAACCTCGCTCTGCTGCTTCTGCGCTGCTGCTTCCCAGTCGTCGACGTTATCGCAGGACGGAACCGGCATGATGCTGTGGGTTGCGCTGACCTTCTGCTCCACCTGCTCTTTGAATGCCTGAACGCGCACATGCTTGCCGAGCAATTCGAGGTTCTTGACCTTATCCGGCCACTTGATCTTTTTGAGGATGGTTTCCGCCGTCTCCTCATTGAAGTTCTGGATGGTGGTACTGATGTCTAATCCGGTGAGCGTGGTTCGCCAGCACTTGGGCCACATGCTGACAACTTTCAGGCTGCCATCATCGTTAAGAATGTCCAAGACATCCATCTGATCGATTTCAACCAAGCGTCGAAGCACATAATCCGCATTAATACCCACATCCTCGTTGCGCTTACTCTTGAGTTCGGCGATTCTGTTTTGGATGTCAAGTTTTGACAATAATTGAGCGGCTATACGGTTTGCAGTTTTGACGCTGTACCCCGCCCGAATAGCCGCTTGTGTAGCGTTTAAATCGATGAGGTACTCGCGACAGAACATTTCTTGCTTGTCGGTGAGTGCCATGTATATCTCATTTAAAAAGGAAGCTTTATGTCTAAAAGTGAGCGCAAACCAAAATTTAAGACAGGTGATATAGTTTATTTAGTTTCAGCCGGCCCAGCGATGGCTGTTCAGGAGCCAATCTTTAATACCTACAAGGAATTTACTGGCGATTACTGGTGCCAGTGGTTTGCGGGGCGAAAGCAAGAAAGAGCAAAATTCCCAGAGGATTCACTGACCGCAACCAACCCAAAGCCGTAAACCCAAACGCGCCGAAGTTAACTCTTACTGACGTGACGAACTGGATGATGGCCCAGTTAAAAAATGACGATTGCCTATATCAGCAAGACGTAGTTGATTATTTAATCAAATTGGATAATGAGCAATTTCTGAAAGAAAATGCTGATGGCAATCTGGTCTTATCTACGCCTGTCATTAATCAGTTCCGTAAAGTAAGCGGGGATAACGTGGTTTGGGTCAAGCCTGAACGATACTGGCGATACCGTGTCACTGAAGACGAAGCTGGTCGTGAGGCTCGTGGTTAATACAAGGGCGATAATATTCGCCCTATTTTACGCCATTACGATGGGCATAAACATGGTGATGACTTCGTGAGGAAATTCTTAATGTCCCACGCTTACGCTTGTTGTTACCCGGTACGGTGCCAGGATGTACAAGACTCTGACGCGGAGAATGCCAACTCCGGGGAAACATCAATAAAAAGAGCACATAAACTGAGACTCCTGTAGCCCTCCTTGTGAGGGCTCTTTTTTTAACCATTATCAAGCGCCCCGGGTGAGACGCTTTGTAATGGCAATAAAAGGGCCGCCTAAGCGACCTCTTCTTTGAAAGATATGATTATAGTAATTTAATTTTCACGTCATAACCTTCCAGACCGGTCATCGCTTCGCGAGCAACAAACTGAATTTCAGAGACTTCTTTTCCTGTTTTTTTTCTTAATTCTGAAATTTTTTTTGCGATCAAAGCGGAAATTTCTTCTTCGGTCTTTAGTGTCAGAGCATCAACTTTCATTTGGGCCTCTTCTGGTTTACTCATATTCCCATTCTCCAGCAAGGTGATAGTTGTTGAATCACTATCTTCTACTATAAATGTCTATAAATTATAGACTAATGATGTTGTCGCTGCATACATCTACCCAACCCTTGCTTTCCTGGCTGGAGGGAAACCCTGATGCATTGGTCTGTGACAAAAAAAGCCCCTGCATCACTGCAAGGGCTTTGGTTATATGATGCCGGGTGCCTCCCGGAGAGTCGTTGGGATAACCACCCGTGACTCGCTGCTTCAGTCGTTCATGATGAGCGCCAGTGTAAAAGAGCCATCCGGTTAATTAGCCCCTCCGCTTAGGGGGATTCACCATAATTCGTTTACAGCATGCATATAAAAAAGCGATCAGTTATCGACATGCCAGTAGGGATTCCCGGGCGTTATTGTCGCTGTGTTCACAGATACTTTTTCACTGCGTTTGAAACTTCTTCCTGAGTTAGCTCTCGATCAGAAGCAACACAAATCTCGAGATGATCCCCCGTCAGTGAATGAATCCCGGTAAGCATTATTTTTAGGGAGACTTCATCACCGTTTGGGTAGCATCGAACAATTGATGTTACAGGCTTAAGTACATTTGCGACCTCTACCTGCTGCGAGTTGAAGAAAACCAATACTTTTTTCATAAATTTGCCTTAGTCCCTCTTGCGTCTGTTTTAAGGCAGATGTCGCTTCGTCTTCAGATAACCGCAAATGTCTAAGAAAGGCCACGCTACTGCGTGGCCTTTGTAAGTATTGCATTCCATTCAGTCCACCATGCTCCGGAGCCACCGGACAAAGCCATGACTAAAGGGCTTCCAATACACCTGTCAGATTGATAATCCATACAGGATGAGTTGAGTCTACATGTTAAACAAAAATCGACACCTTCAAAAAAGGTATAGTTATGTTTGTGTCGTTTTATAGAATATATGAACGCACTCGAACTGGAATCAAAGTGTAATCCACTACTTTCATACGAAAGGTTAGAGGTATTGTTAGCAAGCTAAATTTGGAGTTGTTACTGTGAGCTGCGCGACGACTCTATCTTCTTGATGCTGGCCTTATCAATGTTGCACTGCCCTAGCGCTGATAACAGGCTTACATTCCAATCCAGGCTGGTCCCATAGGTCAGCGGATCGGGAATCGCAGGTTGCGGCGTCTCAGCTATCAGGTTTGCCGGCAGCGGTACCACCGGAACCGGTACGTACACTGTCCGCGTACTTCCGCAGCCGGTCAGCAGCTGCAGCAGGCACAGGCTGACGAGCGCAATCATCATTCGCAACAGCCACTTTAATATCTGCCTGGACTCTCTGTGACTCCAGTGCGATCTGCTGTTTTGCATTCTGATTTGCCTCGGAGATGGTGTTAATAATGCTCACCGCCTGAATGACATTGGCGGTAATGGCGTTTGCAGACTCGGCTTGCTGCTCAGCTCTATCTGCCCGTATTTTTTCACGGCTGGCCTTGTCGCTGTAATACCAGGCCGACCAGCAGGCTCCGCCGAACAGGCACAGGATGAACACGACGATCGCAATGAGGTAATGGGATTTCATCAGAACACTCCCGGCGCTGATGCTGGCGTACCAGGCTTAAGCGGCCCGGCACCACCATTGAATAGTTGCGGCTTTTGCTGCCATTCACAGACTTCGTGCTCAATCTCCCGTCGGGTGATGAGGCCCTTCCATTGCTGGCCACCAGCATAGGTCCAGCGCTGCAGCTCTTTGCACGCGCCCGGAACATCGCTAGCATTCAGTTTTTTCAGCAGCGTGGAGCGACTAAACGCGCCAGCTCCCACGTTATAGGTGAACGAGTAAAGCGCTGCCCGGGTAGGCTCAGGAATGCGGACCTTAATCATCGGATCGATGGCTGCCGCCACCTTGCGCAGGTCGGACTGCAACAGAGCATCACACTCTTTGTCGGTGTAGCGATGACCGCGGCGAACGTTGGCACCGGTATGTCCATCACATACAGTCCAGATTCCCACAACGTCCTGATATGCGTAATAACGTCGCCCTTCCAGTCCGTCAGCATTGCCCAGCATCACTGCTGCAATAGTGATAGCTCCCGAACCGCCAGCGATAGCGGTCACCAGCTTATTTCTCAGTGTCGGGTTCATTCTGGCTCCTGTCGCGGCGATTATCTTCGCGGATTTTGAAGTACAAATTTGTCAGGTACGTAAGAACAGCGACAACGATGCCCACCAGCACGCCGATGGCGTTCCACTGCTCAGGGCTGTATGCGTTAAGAATGCCGTTCAACACGCTCCCCGCAGAGGCGCCGTAAGCCGCGCCGGTGGTTATTTTGTCCATTCGTGACATCTCTCACCTCCGATAGTTTCGAGGTGCTGTGCGGTGTGAAGGGATCAGGCTCTCCGGATGAATTAACGACAAAACGAGTGATGGGTGTTTCCGGGAGCCTGAAATAGAAAAAGGCCGCCAACCGGCAGCCTTGAGAATAGATATTTCCTGATGAGATGTAGATTGTGGTGCCGGGTGCCTCCCGGTGACTCGTTACCAGTTATGCGAGTCGCAAGCATATTTATAGATAACTTTAACTGGTTTGCCCCGCCGCATAGGGGGATTCACCACTGAGACAGTCTAATGGCTTACTCTTAATAAGACTAATCTTATCTGTTTATAGTCAGGCTTCCAGGATGAATTAACGACAAGCGTGTGATGTAGGTTTCCGGGAGCCTGAAACAGAAAAAGGGTCGCATATGCGAGTCTCTATAAAATCTTTGCCACATCCCCGGAGTGGCCACGCTCATGCCCTTGAGGAGCTGTCGCTTCATCGCCGCTGATAACCGGTGCGCATCTTGCGTTCGCGCTGCTCTACCGGAGCTTGTTTTGATATACGAACCTTGACCCGTCACTACACAGGCTCGCCCACTGGCGACTCAGGGCAGCATCACGACTGCTGCATTTCCTTTCGGATGCGGTCTATCCGTTTGGCTGTAACATTTTTCCCCTCCAGAAACGACAAAGCCCCGGCTAGATGCCGAGGCTTCATGGTCGGCCCAGGATAACAAGTTCTCACAGGCACAATTTAAAAGTATTACTGTCCGGTGAGAATCATCATTGTGATGTCATTTCTGGTCAATGGAGCCGTGATGTTTGTTTCGTCAAACTCTTCAGCACGTTCAAACTTTTTATGGTTTGCACCGTTCATAGTCGTTACTGAATTGTCGACGTGAATAAGCTGATAGTTTGGTTGGATCCCTTTCCCTGTAATGCCCAGCCTAACAGCTATAACATCCGGCCTGTCCAACATGCCTAATAACCGGGTCTTGAACTCTGCAGGTAACGAAGAGATTTTTCCATCCCAGACTTTATTGCTCATGCTTAAGCTCCTGACTTTTTTATTTATTGATTAAAAGCGGCACTGCGAAAGTACACTTAAAAAGAGTCAAGCACAAAAAAACCCGCTCGATGGCGGGTTTCTTAACGGTGAACACACAATGCCCATCGTTGGAACGAAATTAACACAGATTCGGGAAAAGTAAATAGCTCACGGTTGAAACGTAAGCCGCTTTCGTGAGCGTTATCGTGTTATCTGCTTGAGCTGCGCTTCCGCCCAGGCTTCTTCGATTTCAAACTTCATGATTAGCTGGTCGTAAAACGGCTTAACTGACTTCTTCCACGTATCTAGGCTGATCGCATCCGTGATCTGACAAATAGCTGCATATGCCTCCGTTGAAGGGATCCGCTCATACCCGCGCCCGCTGCATCGCTTACATATGCTAAATACCGGCACACCCTGTTTCATCGTTTCCTTCTGGTTTAGGGCTTTGCCGCGTCCCCGGCAGTCACTACAGGCTGCGCTGACCCGCCCTGCGCCGTTGCACTTTTTGCAGAGCACTTTTACGATCTCTTTGACTTTCACCATTCCGGCCACGGTCATCTTGCCTTCTGGCTTACGGTATTTGTTGGTGAACACGTCAGCCTCGATAAACCCCTGCCCCGCGCAGCAATCGCACTGTTTAACGCTGGCTGCGCTGCGCGAATAGTCCTCAAACGCGAACGTGGCCAGCTGATGCATTACCAGCGGCTTAACTCCTTCGCCCAGCTTGCGCAGCGCGGCAACCTTATCGCATTTGGTCAGCGCGTATTCGGCCAGCAGCGCGATCGCCCTCTCCCGGTCGTTATGGCTGATCCCCATCTTTCCGAGGAAAGCGCTGTACCCCATAGCCGCGCGTTCCTGCGTCATGCCCATGGCTGCCATGATATCCGTACCGGTCAGGGAATCTGATGCGGTGGCGCGCGGGGAGTCGCTGATCATCGTGGACTTTGCGAAGTGGTATTTCACGGTGTTTTCGAGGTTCATGCTGCGGCTCCTGCCATCTGGTAAAAGCGGATAAAGTTACGAAGGATGCGATAGTCCACCAGCACCGTTCCCGGGCGGCGATAAATGCGGAGGCGCAGCCAGCGCATGCGAAGCGATTCGATCAGTTCTGGTTTCATGCTGGCTCCAGCTCGGTGATGGTTAACTCCAGTTTGCCGCCCTTGATGATCGGCATCCGCTTTACGCGGTAATCGTCCACCTGCTGGTCGTCCAGCCAGAACCCGGCTTTTGTCAGCGCGTCGAACGCAGCTTTTTGCAGGTTGTCCAGGTCGCGGCGGCGGCGATCCGGCATGTGGCACTCGATACGGATTTTCACCGGCGTAGCCAGGCCGATATCCAGCATCCCGTCTTTGATGATTTGGGCGACGCGGTCGCGGTAGGCCTGCCCTTCTGTGCTGATATGCGTGCGCCCGCGGTTGTGCCGGTAGTAGCGGTTATTGCTCGGCGGCCACGGCAGGCTGATTCGATACTCGCTCATACTTTTACTTTTCCCTCTTTCAGCCAGATAACCTGCGTGCGGGCCATGCCTTCCAGCGCACACTCCTTTGCATAATCCGCATCGACCAGGCGGGTGCGGCGGTCTATTTCGTCGTGGCAGCTGCTACAGGCGATAGTGGCGATCAGGTCAGGCGGTTTGATGCCGGTACCGCATAGGCCGGCCAGGCGTATATGCGCCAGAACGGACGTTTCAGGATTGCCATTGCACACGCCAGGGATCCGCACCTGACATTCGCGACCGCGGGCTTCTTTGCATAAATTTGCCATGATCACCTCCATGCCTTTTGGAGGAATGTCCGCGGCGTGCGTTCTTGACGCCCGGCTTCCGGTAGTCGCACGCTGACGGTCCAGGTCACGTAATCGGGGTTCAGGCTGCGCTCGACCTTCACGCCGCGCGAACGGTATGTTGCCATTAGCTCTTCGGCCTGCGCCGTTGTGCATTCGGTATGCCGGAACCATGATTTTTTCATCGTCATCATCCCCCGAAGCTCATCAGCTGCGCAGCGGCGTTCTCAACCTCGCGCTGGTCTTTGAACGCCCGTGACAGGATCCAGCGCCACAAAACGTCGAGTGCAGCCCGGTAAAGCTGCTGAAACTCGGTATCGTCCATGTTGGCGAAGGCTATGCTGCGTGGATGCTTGCGAAGGGTGCCATCAGGCAGCTGGATAGCGTCGTAATGCCCTGATTCGATGGTCACCCAGGCGCGATACGCGTCGAAGGACTTGCAGGCGCTGATGCTGCCAGTGCGCTTGTCGGCGATGCGTTCAAGATACTGTTCAGCAGCATCCAGCAGCGCGCCTTCGTTCCCGCCGTATGAAGCGAGGTATCTCGCATAGCCGGTCACCAGCTTGCGTTCGTTGGATGAGATGGCCCCGCCAGTTGGCTCCCAGTATTCGAAGCCGAGATTCAACAGCGCGAAGAAGCGGCGGTGGAAAGCTGGGTTACGGACCTGTTTGAAGTCGGCCACCAGCACGGCGCCGAGCTTGATTTTTGATTGCAGTAATTCGCTGGTCTCCGGCGTGGCGGGGATCAGGATTCCTGAGGACTGCTTGATGAGTTGTAACTGCGCCATGGTCTTCTCCGTGGCGCATCAGGTCAACGGGTGTTCAGTCCGTTGATATCATAATATCAGAGGGTTCAGCGAGGCGGTAGCCAAGGCGGCGAAGAAATCGCGTCCCGGTCGACAGATTGAAAATCCCTTCGTCCTCCAGCAGCGGGCGGCAGGAAACCATCCCATTTCTGGTATAGACCAGGTACCGACGCTCAAGCGACATGGAGCCCACAACCGTCCCGTCCGAGCGTCTGACAATGTCATACCAATCGGTTTGTTCCTTGCTATCACTCACAAAACCCCCTTCTTTCTCACAGATAAACCAGAAATTTATTCATTTGCAAATACCCCCTGGCATTGCTCTTTAGGCACGATAGCAAAGTCGATCTGTTTGTTAAGGGCTTAAAAATAAATAAATTCCGTGAGTCGTTTTATCTTTCCATTCCACATAATTTAGCATAGAAACACTGTATGCATTTACAGTATAATTTCAATTCCCCAAGTATGCACAAAAAGCATCGGTAGATGCAACATCATTTATCCGTTTGATTTGGATAAATATTATCGCTACCTGAGCGCAAACATTGATCGTTATTTTAATAGATACTGAAGAAGACGACGGTAGGGATAACCGCTTGATTAGAAAACCCTCAACCCTGCCAAATGCAGAGCAGGCCTGCGCCTGAGGGTATATTGCCGCGATGACACATCTTGTCAGGTTGGTAATTTGTTGCCGCGCTGTGTCTATTATCTAATCGATTTCATAGATCAATATCACTGCATCGATCGGTAATATCGATCAGGTGAAGAAATGCCGCGGTATAGCGGCATTCAGGGGATAATCAGGCGGCCTGTTCCCGCATTGCGCATATCTCCGGTAGGTTTGCCTGCACCAGCGCTTCAGCGAAAGGCGGCAGTATGGCATTGCAAGCCCGTGTGAATATATCAAATCTATATCTTGCCAGATTGACATCAAGATATAGATTTGATATATTGATTCTTGTCGGCCGCTCAGCCCATCAAAAGGGGATAGCACAATATATAGATACATAACCTCTCACCTATAGGAATTATGGAGGTAATAAATGAGATAAAACATACCTTTTAGCTTATTAATTAACTGTTTTTCAAGGTTTTTTAATAGCTGCCGCGTCGGGCGCAATGCCTGACATTGGACGTTCAGGCGCAATGCCTGACTATTAGGCGAAAACAGCTATCAGACGTTTACCTCTTTTCCAACTGAAACGCCATCGCCACCCATAAAAGAGAGATTGGAATACTTATGAATACTGAAAAACAACCAGGCAGTTTGTTACTCCGGCTTAGAGGCCAGGACACACCCACTGGGGTAAGCGATGAAACGCTTAACCTCTTGGTACAAGCTCTTGGACTTAGCAAAACCGATGTTGTTCACCTCGCGCTCCGAACTCTGGCCGATAACTATCTGCCTACCTACGAGCCTGATGATGAACAGCTTACACCTGCTCAAATCCAGATTATTCGCGATGCCAGTGAAGCAACTGCGATACCGGAGGAGAGATTTATTAATCGACTATTCTAAATGGAGAGAATATGACAGCTAGCGCTAATCAAGATACAAGTTTTACCCCTTTTTTCCCAATCGCGACGCCGGGTTCTATCGTTTGGGCAGCTTTTCCTCAACTTGCTGGTGTACCTTCTAAATTTCGCCCAGCATTGGTGATTGCTAACGACCCTGAAAGCCATGCTGTCATTCTTGCCTATGGAACTTCCTCAACAAAGAAGGTATTCCCAGGTGAGTTTATTATCCCTAAATCAGATCCTGACTGGGCAATGACTGGTCTTGAAGTAGAGACTAAGTTTGATCTTGGGAACACAGTCCAGCTTCACTATACTTCACAATGGTTTGCCCGTGCCCCTGCACCCAAGACTAAAATACCTCAACCAACCAACCCTGTAATGGGTAACTTGACCCCTCAGGCATACAAAGATGTCGCAGTAGCCAGCACTCAGCTAAAAAAATAAAGCGAAGCTCTTGGCAAAACGCCCCTTTCTGGGGCGATTTTTCTAAATCCAGTTAGTCGTTCATCCCTAAATGGGCCTACGCTTTCACAAAGATAATCCAGTGAGTTTTGTCATTCTTCCCGGTGCGCTGGCCGATGATTGGTTTAACTTCTGTCAGTGCCAAAATCTGGCTTACCGGGATCTGCGTTTCGTTCCATTTGAATATGAGAACCCCGTGTGGCCACAACACCCGGAAAGCCTCAGCAAAACCGGCGCGCAAGTCGTCACTCCAAGTATCTTTGTTCAACTTTCCGTATTTCTTACCCTGCCAACCTTTCGGGCCGACACGTTCGAGGTGAGGCGGGTCGAACACGACGACGCCAAAAGAACCATCAGCGAAAGGCAGATTGCGAAAGTCAGCAACCATGTCAGGGCTAATTACCAGCTGGCGGCCATCACAGAGTTCGTGTTGTTCGACGCGAATATCGGTGAATATGGCGCGCGGATCCGCCTTGTCGAACCAAAACATGCGGGAGCCACAGCACATGTCCAAAACAGTTTGTTTGGCCATATTAATCAGCTCCTTGCTTCTGTTTTTCGATGGTTGATATAACCGCGTAAGGCGTTCTGCAATTGCTGGTGCTTTTCCTCTGATAATTTCCGTGTTGGGTGCATCCACTCAGGTTTGGAGTTGGTTTCTTTCGTTGGCTTATACATTTGGCAGGTTCCTAGCGAAGTAACGCATTGTGAAGTGTCATTGCACCAATCTCACGATGAGCAGCATCTTCGTAGCTAATGTTGTTCTGCTCCATGATGCAGTTCCTATCCAGAAGCTCAGAGTATTTATCCAGCGCTGTCCTGATAACTTGCTGTTGCAAGGCCACCAGCGCATCCCGCTGCTTCGTCATCTCGCGCAGTGCCAGGGTGGTGCAGTCCAGCCGCTCGGCCAGACGGGAAACAATCTTCGCCATATCGATGATCGGTGTGTCGCTGCTCATCGTCTTCGCAAACTGATGACCAACGGCCACCAGCTCTTTGTTGTTCAGTGAATCACTCATGTGATGCTCCTCGGTGCGTGTAACGTTCCATGTCAAAGTCGATAACTGCCCGCTGGTCGCGGAAGACGCCGCAGCGCCCGTGGCGGATAAGTTTCCCCTGCTCTACGGCAGCCCGGATGTATTTCTCGGCTGTGGTGCGGTGCAGGCCGAAAATGGCGACGACATCGTTTGTCGTTGCGCGGCCATGTTTTTTCACCAACTCGATAATCCAGGCGATGAACAGGGTGCGCTCGCGTTGAGTTTTTGGTCTTGGCATACTCACTCCCTTCTCACTTCACAGCCCGCAGGTGTGATACTTTCCCGCGATAGCTTGCCCAGTCGAAATTGACCCAGATACCACCGTCCATCCGAAGACGATCCACGACGCGCGCGCCGAGTGTGGCCACCAGCTCGTCGTAATTCAGGTTGCTGAGGATGCCGACCGGTCGCATCGAGGAGAGCCGACGGTCAATCACCTGGTTGATGATCACCTTCTCACCGCTGGAGCCGCGCTGGATGCCTACTTCGTCCAGCACCAGGAGATCGACGTTACACAGGTCGTTAAGCAGCGCTGACTCAGACTGTCCGCCGTCGTAGCACTCGCGAACACGGAGCATCAGGTCAGGGATGGTCACCACCAGAACGGAGTGCCCGGCTGCCAGCAGGTGGTTGCCGATCGCCGCCGCCAGATGATTCTTTCCGGTACCCGGTGCGCCGCTGAAGACGAAACTTGCGAATCCGCCTCCGCCAAAGTTCTGCGCGTAGCTCTTCGCCATGCTGTAGGCCTGCCGCTGTTCCGGGCCTGTCACTTCGTAGTTCGCGAACGAGCAGCTGTGGTGCAGGGCTTGTATTCCGGCACGACCAAAAATCTTCTCAGAGCGGGCGCGCTGGTTTTGCTTCTCGATTTGCTGGCAGTGTTTACGGCCCTCTTCCTGCTGCCATGCCTGCCATTCTGCGACGCTGTTGAATTTTGGCTGCACGCTGGCCGGGATAAACTTCCGCAGGCGCTCAAGCGCGCTGCCAGTACCGATTGCGTTTTTCATGTTTATCCCCTGAAGCCCGTTGGAATTTTTTTGTCTGGCTGGGAAATGTGATTCACATCCCGGGCCGCCTTGCGGTTGTTAAGACCGAATTTTGGTTTGAACAGACCCTGGTACCCGTTTGCGATGCTGGTGTTGATCACGGCTACCGGATCGTGACCTTCGTCCAGGCACTCTTTCAGCAGGCGGAACGCTTTGATGACGGTCAGCTCAGTTTTGATGGCCTTGCCAGACTGCTGACGATAGGCAACCCACTCCCTCCAGGACGACGCATCCAGCCATTCAGGAACCGGGATACTCAACGGGTCAAACTTCACCTTCCCCCTTGGGGGATTAGAGGGGGTTAGATCTGTATTTATATTTGTCTTTGGAAGAATGTCTTTGGTGTTCCCTGTTTTCAGGGATCCCTTTCCCTGTTTTCGGGGATAACCATCCCCGTTTTCAGGGATGGTTTGAGGGTTATTTTTACCATCCCTGTTTTCAGGGATAGCTGTCCCTGTTTTCAGGGATAACCATCCCTGTTTCTGGGGATTGTAGACACTGACTTCACGGACCGAGATAACCCATGTGACAGCTTCAGCAGCCGGGAAAGTCACTGGGCATCTTGTACAATTTGGCTTGGTGTAAGCCCATTTATCCAGGTTGGTGTTAATCCCTATGTATCTGGTTTGCCCGATGCGGCGCAGGATGATGATGTTCCGATAGGCGAGACTCAGCACGGCCTCAGAAACGTGCTTCACCTTCAGCGTCGTTTTATCGGCAATGAGACTGTTAGCGATCCTGTCTGATTTTTTGGACCAGCCATAGGTCAGCCGAACGATGGCATTCAGTACCCGGAACTCACGCCCGGATAGCTCAACGATACACAGGGCATCCTGGATCTGATTGGCTAAACGAAGATAGCCATTTTCCAGATCAGCCATGCGGCTCTCCTGTTGCTCCTGCTTTGGAACGGGGAATTTGAATATCTCAGCGGTATTTGACATACTCACCTCCGCAATTACGCTCAGTTTTTGCATCAGAAAGCCGTTGGTGTTCGCGCACCGCGGCTTTCGCCTTTTTAGAATCTGTCATCACATAACTCCCGGGGCCATCGCTGCCAGGCTCGCCAGAACCGGGCCGAGGGAGTCTGTTGGCAGAAAACGCAATAATGCTTCTGCTGCTTCACGAACCTCCTTTTCCAGTCGCTGGATTGGCTGACCCAGTAATTTCGCCTGATGTGCTTCGCCACACTCTTTGATGGCATCTGCGATCAGCTCTTCATTCGTTTTTCCCGTCACCAAGCCGAACTCGCGAGCTACTGCTTCGTTATCGCGAGCCATCACCGCCACGATCGCCGGAGTCAGCATCTCTAGGTACTTGTCATACTTCGGCCCGGCGTTATTAATCATCCGAAAGAAATTAACTTTGGTGCCGTGCACCGAACCGGCCAGCAACAGGCCACGACCACCACTGGCAAACCACTCTTTCGCAACTAGCTGCGAGATGTAGTTTTGCGCATCTCCGGGCGTTGCTCTGTTCCAGGCTTTTACAGCCTCCCGGATGTTCGAGAGTTTGCATGATTGGCGCGGAAGCTCCTGATATTTCGATGTCACACGCCCTGGGGCTGGGTTGCTATCATGGTAAAAAATTCGTGTTTGCACTTTTAACGCTCCTACTTTGGTAAACCGTCAGTGGGATTTGGGTAGAGATCTGGGCGCAGTTCGTGGGGTGTTACGCCAGTTGCCTCAAACACTGGCAGCACTCGTTCGGCAGGAATGCCTTTGCGGCGCCACAGCGAAACGGCCATTTTTGAAACTCCGATCAAAGCGCCAAGCGCGCTGGCTGAGCCAGATCGGAGGATTGCATTTTCAATACCAGTCATAGGACCTCCTTAAGTGAGCAAAGTAAAGCACCAATTTACCATTGAGTCAACACACGCCTGCCTACCAACTGGTAAAGCTATTGTTTACAATCCCTATATGAATAAAAAAGATCCTAACCAGAGCCTGATTTCTAGGCTGACTGAATTGAACGGCAAAGGCTTCTCAAAAACAGAGATGGCCAGGGTTGCTAATGTCAGCAAGCAGGCTGTAACCGGCTGGTTTCGAACCGGTAAAATCAGCAAAGAATCAGCATTGGCTGTTGCAGACGCAGCTGGCGTATCGGTGCCATGGTTACTCGGTGAGGACGTTGGAGAGAAAGACGGACTCAAGCCGGACGAACAGCGCCTGCTGGAGCTTTACCGCCAACTGCCGGAAGAAGAGCAACAGAACATGCTCCGCATCTTTGCGCTTCGTCTGAAGGAGTTGGATGAGTTGTATGAGAAGTACATGAAGGGACGGATTCGGTCGCAGGAAGACTGAGGTGAACTATTCATTGGAAAATGATTGTCAGAAAGTATTTTGACAAACAGATCTCATCATACTAAACGAAGAAATGGCTTCGCCGCTGCCGAACCAGATCGGGGTTAAAAAAACAAGGAAATCAATACTATATGGCTACTTTTCCACATGGCGGATCGCAGGGTAATTTGTCGTTATACCCGACGGTAGAAGTTGTTGCAGATGGTATCCCTATGGGCGTGTTGAGTGATGGCACACCATATTTAACCCTGTACGGGCTCGCCAAATTATGTGGCATTGATGAGGCTCCGCTTCGTTTGTTTACTTCGAACTGGGATACCGAAAAGCATAAGCCAAGGGGGCAGAAAGTAGCTGCATATCTGGCTGAAAAGGGACATTTCAATGTTGAACGGCTTTATACTCGAGTAGTAAACAGTACAAACGTTGAAACTCATGCATATCCTGACTACATCTGTATGGCAATAATGCGCTACTACGCAATTGATGCTACGAACTTCGACAGATCGGTGGCCGTTAATAACTTTGTGCGCTTGGCTGAATATACGCTTAAGCGCATGATTTATGAAAAATCAGGATATAATCAACCCAATCAGGCGGTGATAAGCAGCTCCTGGAATGTTTATCAGCAAAGAATCATCGCTAATGACAACATTCCAATTGGTTATTTCTCTATTTTCCGCGAGATGGCCGATCTAACAGTTCGCTTGATAAATAGTGAGTTTAAACTCGATCCGCACTCTATACCTGATATTAGCGTTGGTCAGCGATGGGCTAAATTTTGGAAAGATAACAACCTAGCTCAAACCTGCGGCGAAAGGATGTTACATGCCCATAACTATCCAGAGGACTTCCCTCAGAGCCGAGGAACGCAGAAGGAGGCTCATATTTATCCCAACGCAGCACTGGGTACCTTCCGAGATTGGCTTTATACAACATATGTTAATGTACATCTTAAAACATATTTGGCAGGCAAGGTTCAACAAAAGGCATTGCCGGCGCCACAAGCAGAAAAAATAATAGAAGCGTTGCAAAAACCAACCCTTCCGAGGCCCCATTAAAACTTTAAAGAAAGCCCGGTCAACGCGCCGGTTTTTTTGCCCTCACCTACCAACACTGCCCCCAAACCCAGCCACGACTCCTCGATCCCGACCTTAGTGTCGGGATTTTTTTGCCTTCAATCACGCAATTTCATACTTCAAACTCCACTGGTAAAGCATTGCTGTACTTTTTATCACTCCAACGCTTGACCAATAAGTAAAGTGGTGATTTACTAGTATCACCAAGACGCACCACGAACCACCCAGGCATGGAGCCCACGAAGTAGCCGCCGACGGCATACGAATAGTCGGATGAGGTGGAGTGATTAACGCGCATCAGGTTAAAGAAATGTTCCGCCAGCCTGGCGACAAGGGCAAAGAGGGTTACATGACAGACGCACTGACACTGGCAACTAAATACGCAGGATTTGCACACATCGAAACTGAGCTTCTCTCTGGGTTGGAAAACCTCGAATTGGCACGGGTCGCTGTAATTTCTGCAGCCGAACACATGAAGAGCCCGGAGCAAGAGGCTGTTATGGAAGCTTTATCACTTGTGAAGCGTTTTATGCATCAACAGCGTGATGCTTCTCGCAGCGAGATTCAGAAAATCCGCGGTGTCCTTTCTGGCGATTTGGAGTCCTACGATGACTGATTTCGCACGTAAACCAGTACGGCAGCAGGCCGTAAAACTGAACTGGGTGGGAGTGATTGTTCGCCGTATTTGTTATCTGCTGGCGCAGAAGGGGAACCCAGATGTGTAACTCAACGAAATGCGCATACTGCAGCAACTCAATCGAGCAAGGGAAAGAAGTTAAAAACGTATTGATCTTCATCCGCGGCGCCCAGCTGGCGCGCGAACAACGTAATTACTGTTCTACGCGTTGCGCTTCGTACGACCAGATGGCCCACGAAGCCTAACGTAAAACCCGCGCAAGGCGGGGTCTACGTCCGGTGCCACCGACCAAAGTTTCACCGGAATTTATACCAAAACCAAAAACACACCCAATGGGCGCTATCTCTGGCCCGGGGATCTTACATCCAAAAATGAGGATCTGACATGGAATTTTTCCATCTGCTTAAGGCCAGTCAGAAGTCTGGCAAGAAAGATGCGGTGATTTGGTTCACTGCGAAAAGTGCAGCGCGCGCAAACCTGCAGCTGGATGTCGCGCTGGAAGACGCCGAAATCGAAACTGGCCGCGGTAAGGACTACGCCAAGCCTGTACGCACCGATATGCCTGTTGTTGACGACCTGCCAGAAGAAGGCGTGATTGATTACACCTGGTGCGAGCGCTACACCCTGGCAGAAGACCAGCGCACCTGGAACGTGATACCCGGCGCTGCGCAGCAGCCGCATTCAGGCGAAGAAGTTGTTGAGGGCACCGACACCACTATCGTCGACGGCGTGGATATCGAAACTGGCGAAATCGTTGGTGATGTAAGCGGCTCAGAAACAGTCTGTGATGCGCTGAGAGAGTTCCGCGAACGCAAACTCCCTGTACTGACGACCGTTGCCACCCTGCCTTTCCGTCAGCGCGTACTGGCACAGTTTATCGCGGACAAACAGTATTTCTATCACGTCGATGAAGAGCAAAAGCAAGTCATCCTGGAGCTTGAGCTGGATATGGATAACAGCTATGCCCAGAACCTGATCCTAGCTGCTGAAAACGTTGAGGCGTTCAAGAAAGCGTACGAACCCGACATCTGGAAAGTGGTCAGCGCACTTAAAGCTATCTTCCCTGTTGAAGGAAAACGCACAGAGCTGTCTGTGGTCATCCAGTTCTTTAAAGCGTGGTTCAGCACCGAGAGCATTGACCGCGGGATCCTGACGCGCGAATGGGCCGCCGGCAACCGCATCAACCACGTGCAGCGCACAGATGCAGGCACCAATGCCGACGGCGGGTATGTTACTGACCGCGGCGCAGATGCGCATCACACCCTGGACACCCTCGATCTGGAGATCGCCTGTGCCCTGCTGCCGATGGATTTCCACCATTTTGAAATCCCTTCCAGTGTTTTGCGCCGCGCCAAAGAGATTGTCGCGAACAAAGAAGATCCATGGAAATCCTGGAGCAAAATTCTGCGCAATCAGCCTGGCGTTTTGGCGGTCAACCGCGCGGCCATTTTTAACCTGGTACGCATTGCGCCGGAGAACATCCACCTGACGCCGGTTGCTCATCTCGAATACATCAACCAGACAATGACAGCAGCTTTCTGCCATGCGACAGAGCTTCTCCCTCTGCCGTGCATCGAATCGGAAGAGGACACTCAAGCCGTCGAGCAGCAACAAGCATTGCCGAAATGGGTAGAAGCCGGTGAGAAAAAACTCGCTGATGAAGATGAAGCAGAAACGCAGACCCTGCCTAAGTGGGTGAGTGCTGCCGCCAGCCAGCCGCAGGTCGCGAACCTCGGCGGCGGCGTGTTCTCTATCGAAGGCCTGATGAGTGGAAATACTGACCCGGTCATCAATACCCCCTCAAACGCAGTCGAAAACACCGAAACAGTAACGGAGATCACCAGCGATGTGCAGATGGAAGAGACTAACCCGCAGGAAGGAGAAGCTGGTGACGCGTTACCACCAGGCGAAAGCGCTGATGCAGTTGATCCGCAAGCAGATGCCCTGAATCCGGCTGAGGTTCTGGCCGCGACCGCGCCGAGCCTGGCTAACCGGGAACAGGCCGATGTGAACCAAAACGCGGCAAATGCGCATCAAGATGACGATTCTGCGCATCAAAACATACCGAAAGTGAATCAGATCGAGTCAGAAGCGCATCAGGCCGAACCAGTAGCCGAATACCCGGCGTACTTCGAACCGGGCCGCTATGAGGGTCTGCCGAATAACGTCTACCACGCAGCGAACGGGATCAGCAGCACCCAGGTGAAAGATGCCCGAGTCAGCCTGATGTACTTCAACGCGCGCCACGTCGCCAAGACCATCCCGCGCGAAGGCTCCAAAGTGCTGGATATGGGTAACCTGGTGCATGCGTTGGCGCTGCAGCCGGAAAACCTCGATGAGGAGTTCAGCGTGGAGCCGGTGATCCCGGAAGGGGCATTCACCACCGCGGCGACCCTGCGCACCTTTATCGATGCACATAATGCCAGCCTGCCAGCGCAGCTGAGTGCCGACGACATCAAGGAGCTGCTGGATGAGTACAACGCCACCCTGCCCGCACAGTTGCCGCTGGGTGCATCAGTTGATGAAACCTACGCAGCTTATGAGCAGTTGCCAGAGGTTTATCAGCGAATTGAGAACGGCACGAAACATACCGCTACGGCCATGAAAGCCTGCATCAAAGAGTACACCGCCACCCTGCCCGCGCCGGTGAAAACCAGCGGCAGCCGTGATGCTCTCCTCGAGCAGCTGGCGATCATCAACCCTGACCTGGTGGCGCAGGAAGCGCAGAAAACGGCACCGTTGAAAGTGTCAGGCACCAAAGCGGAAATGATCCAGGCGGTGAAGTCCGTTAAGCCGGATGCGGTATTCGCTGACGAACTGCTGGATGCGTGGCGCGAGAACCCAGGCGACAAGATTCTTGTTACCCAGCAGCAGATGCAAACGGCGCTGGCCATTCAGAAAGCACTGCACGAGCACCCGACTGCCGGCAAGCTGCTGCTGCACCCTGATCGCGCTGTTGAGACGAGCTATTTCGGTATCGACGAAGAGACCGGGCTGGAAATCCGCGTACGCCCTGATCTGGAGATCGACATCGAGGCGGTGCGCATAGGTGCCGACCTGAAAACCATCAGCATGTGGAACGTGAAGCAGTCCGGCCTGCGCTCTCGACTGCACCGTGAAATCATCGACCGCGATTATCACCTCAGCGCGGCAATGTACATGAACACCGCGGCGCTGGATCAGTTCTTCTGGATTTTCGTTAACAAAGACGAGGGTTATCACTGGATCGCCATCGTTGAGGCCAGCGAAGAACTGATTGAGCTGGGCATGCTCGAGTATCGCCAGACCATGAATCGCATCGCTAACGCTTTCGACACTGGCGTGTGGCCAGCGCCGATCACCGAAGACTACACCGACGAACTGAACGACTTCGACCTGCGCCGCCTTGAAGCGCTGCGCCTGGCTTAATGGAGAGAATGACCATGCAAAACACCAACATTATCGCTGCTGAGCAGACTCCGAACACCATCTCTGCCAGCAATGCAGTATTTAACGTGCAGGCACTTGGCCAGTTGACCGCCTTTGCCGAGCTGATGGCACAGTCTGCCGTTACCGTACCAAAACACCTAGCGGGTAAACCAGCTGACTGCATGGCGATCGTCATGCAGGCCATGCAGTGGGGCATGAATCCTTACGCGGTCGCCCAGAAAACGCACCTGGTTAACGGCGTGCTGGGTTACGAAGCGCAGCTGGTAAACGCAGTTATCTCCAGTTCAAGCGCCATAGTGGGCCGTTTCCATTACGAATACGGCGGCGACTGGGAAAAGATCGCCGGTAAGAAAGACGGCCGCGATGAGCTGGGCCTGTTTGTCCGGGTTGGCGCTGTTCTGCGCGGCGAGACGGATATCACCTGGGGCGAGAATATTTACCTGGCTGACATTACCACCCGGAACTCCCCACTGTGGAAAACGGCACCCAAGCAGCAGATCGCCTATCTCGCGGTGAAGTACTGGGCGCGCCTGTACTGCCCTGAGGTCATCCTCGGCGTCTACAGCCCGGATGAAGTTGAACCGCGCACCGAGAAGGAGATCAATCCGGCACCGCAGCGCGTTAACTTAGCTGACATCCACAGTGACACTGTAACAACAACCTACAGCACGCGGGAATCAGCCGCCAACGTCGATGCTATGGCCGATGATTTCAGGGATCGCATTGAGTCCGCGCAGGACGTAGATAACGCCAAAGCAGTTCGGGCCGATATCGAAACTGCCAAAAACACGCTGGGTTCGGCCCTGTATACCGAGCTGAAAAACAAGGCCGTGAAGCGTTACCACCTGGTGGATGCGTATAACCGGGTCGAGGCGGCGATCAACTCCCTGCCGCAGCCCGGAGAACCGGATGGTGCCGAGCGCTTCGAGGAAGCTGAACGCGTACTGGCGTCGGCAAAACGTCACCTGGGCGACGAGCTGCACGATAAGTTCAGCATCACCCTGGCAGATATGAAACCGGAATACGTGGCCTAAGGGAGGCGGGAGGGTTCGCCCTCCCGGTAATGACATGAGCAAATCATTAAATGCACGCTGTATCCGCCGCTGGGAAGTTGAGTTTAAAAGCCGTTGCGATTCGAAAGTAAGTCCATGGTGGCGTAAACATCACCTTCGCGATTTCATCCGTGGCATTGCGCTTACAACAGCTGACTGCATGGTGGACCGTCTGGCCTACAACAACGCGATGCATGATTTTTTCGCTGAAAATGGTGATGACACCGGCTGGTCTCCCGAGTTTTCAGTCTGGTACGACAATAGCCGTCGAGAGCATTACCTGAAAGAAGCCCTGAGCTATCTCAATGAGGATGCCACCAACGACGAGATCGACGAAGAAATTGAGAACGAGCTGGAGGCCTGGAATGACTGAGCGCGGAATGATTTTTAACGGTCAGATGGTGCGGGCGATTCTGGACGGCCGGAAGACGCAGACCCGGCGCCCGGTTAAATTCCCGGTAATCGATAAGAACATGGGCTGTGAGTTAGCTGGAAACGAATTGGCCGGAGAACTGGCGGCGGGCAACTACTGGAATAGTCCGTTCGGTAAGCCAGGCGATCGCATCTGGGTGCGCGAGACGTTCAGCACAGTACCTGACCAAGACGAGCCAGCTGGTTGCTCAGCTCTGCTGTATGCAGCCGACGGCAACAGCCCGTATGGAAAGTGGACGCCATCCATCCACATGCCGCGCTGGGCCAGCCGCATTCTGCTGGAGATCGCCAATATTGGCGTTCAACGCCTGAACAGTATCAGCCAGGCAGATGCAGCCCGAGAAGGTCTGATAAAACTGCCCGCCACTGGCCGCTATTGCCTTAACCAAGGGGATCAATATTTCGATGGCGCAAGCTATGACGCGCGTGAAGTTTTTTCCTGGTTGTGGGAGTCAATTTACGGCGACGGCAGCTGGCAGGCCAACCCGTGGGTCTGGGTGATCGAGTTTAAGCGTATCGAAGGAGATGACCATGCGACTGATTAACCGCAGCACACAGTCACCGCTGGCGCGTCAGGCCTGCGAAATCGCCCTGGCGGCCCATCAAGAGCGGTACGGAAACTACGGGCGCAGCCGGATGAAAGAGACGTACACGGTACGGGTGGAAGGAGTGAAGGTCTGGGTGGAGGTGGTGAACCGGAAAGCGAGCTACGTGGCCACTGCGATGACTGGCATGCGCCGCCTGCGATCCTTACCCGGGCAGATCGCCTGATATTGAAATATCACTAACACTTTCCCGGCATCTTTATACTGATGCCGGTTACCTGAGGTGAAAGATGGCACAGGTGATTTTTACCGAAGAGTGGGTTGTAGCAGAGAGGCTGACGGCAAAGACCGGTCTGGATAACCGCCAGATTGAACAATACCGCCAGGGGTGCTGGATTGAAGGGATTCATTTTAAACGGCATTCCCCTACCGGCATTAAGACATCTCGCGGGATAACCTGGTACAACTACCCAAAGATTAACCAGCTAATACAGGACGCATAAATGACAGACTTACCACCGGGCGTGGAGCTTCGCGGTCAAAGCATCCGCATCTGGTTCATGTATAAAGGTAAGCGCTGCCGTGAACTGCTGAGGGGGTGGATCCCCACCCCTTCTAATATTAAGAAAGCAGGCCAGTTAAGGACGGTCATTGTCAGTGAGATTTCGCTGGGAGAGTTTGATTACCTCACCCGTTTTCCTGAGTCAAAGCAGGCAGAAAGTACCTCCGGCACCGTGCAGATACGTTTATTCGGTGAACTCGTCGATACTTGGTTAACTCACCGTAAAATCGAGTTAAGCGCCAATACCCTGCGCAAAACGGCATCGCAGCTAAAAACCATCGTGGCCGTAGTCGGCGCTGACACTCTCATTCGTGAGATAAAGCACAATGACGTACTGCGCTATCGAACGGAGTTGCTTGAGGGGCAGACAATGTATGCCGTACATATTCGCCCCAATAAGATCGGTCGCAGCGTAAGAACCGTCGATAACTATATCTCCCTGCTCTGCTCTCTTTTGAGATTCGCTCACCGGTCAGGATTCACCTCAGAAAAGGCATATTCGGGTATAAAGAAACTACAGAAGAGCAGGCCCAAACCTGACCCTCTGACCCGGGCAGAGTTCGATCAACTGATGGCAGCCAACCATGGGCAAAAAGGAAATATGTGGCAGTTTGCCATTTACTCCGGGCTGAGGCATGGAGAACTGGCTGCGCTTGCCTGGGAAGATGTCGATCTGGTGCACGGCACCGTGCATGTCCGGCGAAACCTGAATGCGCTGGGAATGTTCGTCCCGCCCAAAACAGATGCAGGGATCCGAACAGTGACCTTGCTTACCCCTGCAATAGAAGCTCTTAAAGAACAGAGTGAACTGACTGCGTTGTTTCCCAAAACGGAGATCACCTATCACCATCGTGAATATGGGCTGAATGAAAAGCAGAATGTGCATTTTGTTTTCGTGCCCAGGGTGAGGAAAGGTGTCCAGAAACCGTACTACTCTCTGAGCAGTATTGGCGCTCGCTGGGACTCTGCTGTAAAACGTGCTGGTATTCGTCGCCGCAATCCGTACCATACACGGCACACTTTCGCGTGCTGGTTATTATCAGCAGGCGCTAACCCGTCTTTTATTGCCAGTCAGATGGGGCACGAAAATGCGCAGATGGTGTATGAAATCTATGCTAAATGGATTGAAGAGATGAACAGCGATCAGGTGGCGATGCTGAACTCGAAGCTGGCGCTTTAA